ATGCGCCAGGAAGCCGTCGCGCTCAGCTATCTTGAATGGGTCCGGCTAATCGGAACCGGCGCCATTCGCCTCGCCGAGGCGCGGATCGTCCGATGGCGGCCGGATCGGGCTGATCCGGCCGAGGTGGTCGCCAACCTCATGTTGGGCGCGCCAGACCTAGGGACCTCCGCCACAAGCTTTGTCCTAGCGATGCTCGAGCCGGAGGTGCTCGATCGGATGCGGGAGGGCGGGATCGACCTCGGACAGCGCTTGAATCTTGAGACGGTGCGCTCGTTCCATTCATTCAGCGACACGGCCTTGGCCGTCCACCGCCCCGATGCCGAGGCGGCCGGCGTCTTCATCGACCTCACTCCACTTGCCGCGGGATGGGCCGGTTGGGCAGCGGCTGTGGAGGCAGCAGACCGCCGGGCCAAAGGTGAGGCGCTGCTGGCGCTGCTCGGCGTGCCGCCGTGCGACCGCTTCGGTCAGGCTACGGATCGGCTCGCTGACCGAGAACGGTGCATCGTGCCCAATGACATCGTCCGGGCCCGCGACAGCATGTTCTTCGGCTGGGCCTGCGTACTCAATGCGGAGAAGGTGAGGACCGGCGTAGCACCGATCCTGCCGGCAGACGTCAAGGACGAGGCAGACGCCCTGCGGCGGGATTTCGATGTCGATCAGCCCTTCCTCGCCCGAGCGCCACGGTTGCGCGCTTTTGTTGCCACCTTGGCTGCCGAGGGAGACCGACCGTCGGATCTCCTTGCGATGGCGTCGCTGAAACAACACGAGCGCTATGTCATTAAGCGGGAGGGCGCCGCTCTCGACCTCCCGAGCCTACTCGACGACATCCGCATTCTGGAGGGGCTCGACGCTGGCGCGGCGGGGTTCCTCGTCCAGTCCCTCGGCGAGCGAGTGCCGAGCGAACTGATCCGCGCGCTGAAGGTTCGATGCGCGACCTGCGCCGTTGCGCCGACTGCGGTGCCCACCTCGGCAGGCGACGACGCGGCCCGGGTACCGGATCAGGACGATTGTGCGGACGTCGTTCCGACCATCAATCCGCATCCTCCGACACCGATCGAGGGAGCGACGCCTCCCCTGGAGCGCCCGATGCTGCCAGAGGCCACGAGCGAACAGTCTGCCGGCGCTGGCGTCGTGACTTCGGTCTTTGTCTCAGCCGAAGCTTCGACCTTCGTTCCCAGCGATGCTGTCACCGAGCCACTGCAAGAGGACGAAGCCCCGCTCAACGCCGCGCGCCGCCGCCGATCTGCCTCAGCGCCCGATCTACTTGGCTATCCTCTCCCCCCTTGCCCGGTAAGCCCGGAGGCAGAGAGCTCAGCAGAAGCTGCCTCCTCTCGTGGTCCCGAAGACAGGCAGCGAGCGGACGTCGCGACCAGATCTAGGTCTAGGGCCGGCAAATCGGCTCCAAAAACCAAGAAGCCAAAAAGTCAGAGGGATCAGCTGACTGACCCTATCAAGGGATTCTGAGAGCCCATCTGGAGAGTTTGGATCCACGCGGAGCGCGTTACGGCGGGGCGGCGAAGCATGATGCGGATCATGGCCAAGCGTGTTCGGCGACTCGAAAGCGCGGGGACCGCCGGAGACGCCGCACTGCGGGGCGGATCGACGGCGGTGGTGGGGATGGCGGCGAACCCGCCCGGAGCCCACCAGGCCGGCCGGCATAGGGCCGGCCGAGGCCCGGCGCGCTGCGGTGGGCGCGGAGAGAGGGGACGCGCACCGGGCCGCGGTGGCGTCCCCTCTACCTTTTCCGCAGCTCGGCGGCGCACCCTGTTCGGCCTTGACCCTACGGCACCCGCCGCTTCGCCACCGCGACCGACAGCGTCGCGGCGCCCAGGTCGAAGGTGGCGGTGGGCGAGATGTTGCGCGCCATCACCCGGACCGTGTTGTTGCTCCAGGCCGTCGCGTCGAGCTCGACGAAGCGGGTGGAGGCGGCCAGCGCCGCGTGGGCCAGGTCACCCTGCCGGCCGCCGGTGACGGTGACGTCGAGCAGGCTGGTCGCGCCCGGGGCCAGCGAGGGCAGGTCCCAGGCGACCTCGGCCGCGAGCTCCCGCTGACCCACCGGTAATGCGGGCGTGCCGCAGAGCAGCGCCGGCGCGTCCTCCGGCAGGCCGTAGAGCCGCAGCGCCTCGAGCTCGATCGCCCCGTCCAGGCCGACGACGCCGATCTGCGCGAAGGCCACGCCGGGCCCGAGCCGCACGGTCATGCGGCGGTTGAGCGAGGAATCGGCCATGGTGGCGCCGCCGGTCCAAGCCTTGGAGGGGGTGTTCCACAGCATGGTGGTCAGCGAGGCCAGCACGTCGCCGGCGAGGTTCTCTCGGACGTTCATCGCCGCGTCGAAGCAGCGCACGAACAGCCGCCCGCCGTCGGCGCCGCCGACCAGCCAGTGCGCCAGGGAGAATTCCTTCGCCCGGGAGCAGTCCACCACGAAGGCGAAGCCCTTCTGCGCGTCAAGCAGCAGGCCGCGGGCGGTCGGCGTGATGCCGTCCAGCCCGTTGAAGGACAGCCCGGCCAGGGTGGTCGCGCTGGTGGTCGAGGTGGCGATCGCCGCCAACCCCTCGACGCCGATCTCGGCGGTGCTGTGCCGGAAGGCGGCGGCGCGCAGGTTCGGCACCCCACCCAGCAGGCGGAGGTGGCGCGAGGCCGGGGCACGGTGGCGGTTGAGGACCGCGTTGCCGCAGCGGGTGGCCGTCGCCGTGTGCTCGATGCCGACCCGGTAGGTGTTGGCCCAGGCCACCTCGTACTCGCAGTCCTGCGCCGCCCCGGTGTGGCGGGCGACGATCGGCGAGCAGGCCTCCATGCGCAGCGCCCGGCCGATGATCGCCGAGCCGTTGGTCTCGTTGAGGAACGGGATGGCGACGTTCGGATCAAGCTGGCGCAGCTCGAAGTTCGGCCCGTCGAAGACGTGCCGGTTGTGGTTGGTGTAGGCCCCCGGCGCCTGGCTGAGCCGGATCCCGAAGCGGTCCATCGCGGGATTGATCCCGGTCGCGCAGGCGAAGTGGCCGCCGTAGTAGCGGATCGAGGTGTTCCAGGCGGTGGCGGTGGCGCAGTGCGCGTCGAGCCCGTAGCGGTTGTTCAGGATGCGCCCGAGGATCAGGGTGGTGTCCTCGAAGCCGCGCCCGTCGCCCAGCGTGCGCAGCCCGATCGTGAAGCCCGAGACCAGGCGCAGGTCGAGGAGCGAGGAGTCGAGGTTGCGGGCGAGGATGCCGATGTCGGCCTCGCTCGCCCAGTCCGACTGGAGCTGCCGCGTGACCTGGAGGTTGAGGTAGAGCTTCTCGCCGTTGCGCGTGGTGCCGCCGTCGCCCAGCGTCAGCACGGTGGCCGGGGCGTTGGCCGCACCGGTGTACTGGATCACGCCCTGCATGATCAGCCCGCGGGCGCCGCCGCCGAGCGTGACGCCGGCATCGACGTTCCAGGTGCCGGGCGGGATGACGGCGAACTTTCCGTCTGCCGCGGCCCGGTCGAAGGCGGCCTGGATGGCGGCGCGGTCGTTGGCGGCACCGTCGCCGAGGCCGCCGAAGTCGCGCGGCAGTACTGCCTCGCGGTCACGCAGGTACTTCGCCAGGTCGGTCTTGGAGATGTTCTGGCCGAGGACCATCAGGTCGTCGATGCGGGCGGCCATGGCTGCCTCCGATCAGAGCGCGGTGGCGGTGACAGGCCCGGCGAGGGCCGAGACGTTGCCCTCGGCGGAGACGGCACGAAGCCAGTACCAGCGGGTCTGGCCGGCGGTCAGGCCGGTGCGGTCCCAGGGCAGCGCGGTCGGCTCGGTGACGAGCTTCACGGCAGCGGCGAGGCTGGCGCTGCTGGCCTCGAAGACCTGCAGCCGCACGACGTCGGCCGGGAAGCCGCCCGACAGCCGGACGCCGCCGGCGATGCCGAGGGCCGCGGGCGCGGTGACGGCGCCGGGGATGGCCGCCTCCCGCCAGCCCGACACCGCCCCGCTGCGCGCCACGGCGCGCCCCCGGAAGGCGGTCGGCTCGGTGGTGGGGATCGAGGCCGCAGTCGCGCCCAGGGCGCCGCCGTAGCCCTGCCAGGTGGCGACGGAGGCGGGGCGGAACTCGAGCTCGTAGCCGGCCAGGTAGGCGCTGCCGACCGCGGACCAGGACACGCCGAGGGCGGCAAAGGCGGCACCGGTGGGCGTGTCCACCGCGATCGAGGCCGGCGCAGCGATGACGCCGGGGTTCGGCAGCACCACGGAGGGGCTGTCGCCGGCGGCGCGCTCGTCCTCCGCCGGGTTCCAGTCCCAGACGGCGGGGTCCTCCTCCGACAGGGTGAGGTCCACGCCGCCATCCGGCGACAGCCGCCAGCCCGTTACCCGCGCCGGAAAGGGCCCGACCCGGTCGAGGGCGACGGTCACGCCGTCCCACGGCCGCAGCCGCAGCGCCGAGAGGTTCGCTGGGAAGGCGACCTCGCGCTGGCGGCGGATGCGCTCGAGCTCAGCCTTCATCAGGCGCTGCACCGTCGCGACCGAGGTGGTCAGCGGGTACTCGAGGTCGCGGTAGATCTGCTCGCCGCCATCCTCGGCGACGTAGTTCGAGGCGAGCAGCGGCGGCGCATCGGTCGGCTGCCAATTCTTCGCCGGGTCAACGTAGACGGCGCGCACCCCGTTGAAGAGATCCCGCCGCGGCCGGCTGCCCTGGATGGTGACGTCGCCGCGCAGGTCGTCTGAGGTCAGCGTCGCCGCCGGCAGCGCAGGCCCGCCGGCATGGATGAAGAACCGCCCGCCCGAGACCACCAGCGCGCCGGCCATGGCGGCGACCAGCTTGCGCGTGATGGCGATCTTGCCCTCGCCGAGCGAGACGCGGCCATTCACGGTGTAGCGCCGCTCGGTAACCCCGGCGCGGGTGCCGATCAGCTCGTCGCATATGTTGGCCGCGGCGATCATGGCGGGGATATCGATGTCATCCCAGGACGCCTTCCAGCCGAAGGGAGCCGTCAGGTACCAGGCGAGGCAGAGCGCCGGGTTGTCGGACCAGCCGATGGCCCCCGTCCGCGGGTCGAGGATGGTGTCCGCGCCCTCGACGAGCGCGGCGATGTTCGGCGGGCCGGAGGGGAAGGCTTCGGCGGTGATCTTGAGCCGCACGGCGACATAGGCGCGACCGAGGCCACGGTGCTCGGCGGTCCACTTGCCGCCGGTTTCGGCGATCAGGTTAGCGTTGGCTGCCTGGTCGGGGTCGCCCAGGTGGCGATCGACACGGACCAGGCCGGCGAACTTCGGATCGGTGGCCAGGCTGTCGCCGAGCCAGACATCGCCGATGGCGCGCACGCGGTGCGCGGCGAGCACGACGACGGCGTAGAACCAGCCATCGGCGCGGCCGTCGTCGTCGGTGGCGGAGTGGATGAAGACGATCGGGCCGCCGACCTTGCAGCGTCCGAAGACGATCTGGTGCTCGGTGATCGGCTGGCGGAAGGACTGCGTGCGGCCGGCGCCAGGCGCGGTCGGGTCGTCGCCGGAGCGCATGGAGATGGTGGACGGTGCGGTCGGCCGCTTGGCGGGGAACACCGAGGCGCCGATGGTCGAGACGACGAAGGCGGCGCCGGCGCCGACGATCGCGCCGATGATGCCGCCGCCGACCGCGGCGGAGGCGACGCCACCGGCGACGACGGCGATGAGGGGAACGGCGGCGGGCATGTCAGCCGATCCTCCAGGCGATGGTGCAGAGGGTGATCGGCGCGCGGACCAGCCCGCGCGGCCCGACGAAGGCGACCCGGCCGGCGTCGAGCACCACGCCGAGGCGCTCGGGATCGGGCGCGAGGACGATGTCGCCCATGCGGGCCCGCAACGGCGCCTCGCGCGGGAAGCCAGCGGTGTCAGCGGAGGCCTGGAGGTCGGGCAGCACCCGGAAGGCAGGCCGCTCTCCCGTCACCGCCTCCACCGCCGCCAGGGCGAAGCGCCCGCAGTTCCAGCGATGGGCGTCGAAGGCGCGCGTCTCCACCGTCGACAGCAGGGCTGCCAGCCGCACCGCCCAATCCGGCCGCCGCGTCACTGGGCGGGCAGCCGGATCTCCGCCTCCTGCAGGGCGGGAACGTATTCGAAGAAGCGGTCGCCGGGATACTCGGCCTGCTGGTCTGCGTCGGTGTAGCGCCGCACCTCGGCGCGCTCGAGGTCCACGAGCCGGCTCTCACAGGTGAGCCCGACGCGCGGCTCCGCGCCGTCCGTCACCTCCATGGTGTCCATCAGCCCCGCCCAGAGCGGGAACGGATCCGCGACAAAGGCGCCCTCGGCATCGAGCAGCGCGCCCCACAGCCGCGCCGGGCGCAGCCGAAAGCTCCGCTCGGCGAGTGCGATGTCCACCACCTCCTGCGGCACGGGGGAGAGCGCAAGCGTCAGGCGCACGGCGCGCAGCTCGACCGTCTCCTCGACCTCGCCGACAGCACCGATCGAGCCGACGCCCTCGAACACCTTCCCCGCCCAGTTCAGCTGGCCGAGCCCGGTCCAGGCGCGGAAGGGGCCCGACGCGAAGTCGAGCTCGACCAGCACGACCGGGGCGGCGACCGGCGAGGTGGCCGAGGCAGTCGCGTGTGGCGACAGCCGCGGCGTGCCGTGCGTGTCGGACACTACAGCGCCTCCTCGAGGCGGATGGTGATCGCGGTGAAGCGGCCCGGCCGGGTCGGGTTGGCGGCCTCGTCGTCGGAGACCAGGCGCATGGCGACGGTGGGCCTGGTCAGCACCAGCGGCTGGTTGATCAGCAGCGCCTCGCGCAGCGGTGGCGCAATGGGGATCGTCGCCGTGCCCGCGCCCGCGGCGGTGACGGTCTCGGTGGCGATGTAGAGCCGCCCCGCCAGGCCGATCAGGTCGCCCGCACCAACCGCCACACCGTTCGGCCACCAGCCCCCGGTCTGGATCGCCAGCGCCCCGCGCGGCGCGCCGGCCGCGAGCGCCGGGTTACCGGAGCCCACCACGAAGCCGGTGCCGTCCGTGAAGATGGTGGCGTCCGAGTAGGAGAATGGCCCGCTCGGCACGTCGCCCTGCACCCGCGGATCGCCGGTGCGGAACTCGCGCCGCCAGTCCCAGACGCGGACCGTGTTCACCGAGCCGGCCAGCGCGGCGAGCAGCCCTTCGAGCAGGCCCGCGCGCACGCGGTCGAGCGGGTCGAAGGTGGCCTGCGCCACCCAGCGCGCGCCCTCGCGACGCAGCACCTGGGTGGCGCGCGTGACCGGCGACACGAAGCGCGTGGTGTTGTGCTGCAGGTAGAAGGTCAGCCGCGTCGGGCGCAGCGCCTCGGGCCAGGCGTATTCGGTCATCCCCGTACCGTCTCGTAGGCGCTGCCGCCGCGGCGGATGGCATCCAGCGTCATCGCCGAGGCCTGGCGGGCGATCTGCCCGGCGAGCAGCCGCAGCCGCGCCTCGACGCCGGCGTCCGCCCCGCGCGCGTCGATGTTGATGGTCTGCTGGATGACCGGCCCGCCCGGCGCCATGCCGTTGGGCAGCACCGTGCCACCGCGGTCGGGCACGAACCATTCGGGGCCGCGCTCGCCGACGATGTAGGGCTGGCCGGCCGCGACCGGCCCACCCTCGGCCCGAAAGAGCCCGCCGAGCCAGGAGCCGATGCCGTCGAACCAGCCCCCGGCGCCGAGGCTGGTGAGACCGGCCGAGACGGCGTTGCCCAGCGGCTCGGTGATGGTGCGGCGCGCGATGATGCGGGTGATGTCCTGCAGCAGGCCCTGCATGACCTTCGACAGCTTGTCGCCGCGCACGATCGCGTCCTCGAACGCGGAGGAGAACGCGAAGCCGAGCTCCCGCGCCGCCTCCCGCGTGCCCTCGGTGCTGCGCTGCAGCCGGCGCTCGGCCTCCTCCAGATCCTCCAGCGCGCGCTGCGCCTCGCGCCCGATCGTCTCCTCCGGGATCGGCCGGCCGGCGCGCTCGGCGCGCTGCACCAGGTCGCCGAGCCGCTCCAGCCGGCGCTGGTAGCGTTCATAGGCGGTCTCGTTGTCCTGGATCAGCCGCTCGCGCTCACGCAGTAGGTCGTTCAGCTGCCGCTCGGCGTCCCGTGCCTCCCGCGCGCCCTCGGTGCTGGCGCGGCGGACGGCGGCGACGCGCGGCTCCAGCCGGCGCAGCGCCTCGTCGCGCTCCTGCAGGGCGAGGGTCTCGAGGCGGGTCCGCTCGGCGGCGGTGACGCCACCCGCGGCCTCGGCCTCCCGCAGCCGGCGGACCCGCTCCTCGTATTCCCGGTTGATCCGGAAGCGGTCGTCGAGGTCGCGGGTGAGCTCCTGGACGTCCTGCGTGGCGCGGCGGCGGCGCGCGTTGGCGGCGGCCTGGCCGGCGCGCTCTCCCTCCTCCAGGCGGCGGTTCAGCGACTCCCGCTCGGCGGTGTCGATCTCGGCCAGCGTGGCGAAGTAGTCCCGGCGCAGCTCCTCCAGCCGCGCCCGGCTGTCGACGCCGGCCTGCTGCTCGGCAACGCCAACCAGGCCAGGGCGGATGCTGCCGCGGCGGACCGGCGCGCGCAGGCTGTCGCGGCCGTCGCCCTCGCTCTCCAGCCGGCCGATCTGCGCCGATAGCGCCTCGGCCTGGCGACGCAGCCCGGCGAGGCGTTCCTCCTCGCTGCGCAGGCCGGCGCCCTGGCGGACGCTGTCCACGGCGCGGGCGGCGGCCGACAGCGCCCGGGCCAGCGCGTTGGACAGGCCGATGGCGCGGTCGAGCTGGCCGAGGAAGTTCTCGGTGGCGGCGCTCAGCTGCCCGAAGGCGCGGCCGAGGGAGAGCGGTGCGCGGTCGAGTTCGGCGCCGAGGCGCTCCGTGGCGCGCAGCAGCGCGGGGAAGACCCGCTCGGCGGTGAGCTTGCCCTCGCTGCCGAGCTTGCGGAGCTCGCCAATCGAAACGCCGAGCTCGCGCGCCAGGCCCTCGGCCAACAGCGGCATGGCCTCGAGGATGGAGCGCAGCTCGTCGCCCTGCAGCACGCCCGAGGCCAGCGCCTGGGCGAGTTGCAGCGTCGCCGAGGAGATCTCCTGCGTGGAGGCGCCGGAGACAATGGCGACGCGCTGCAGCCCACCGACGAGGCGGACCACCTGGTCGGAGGTGGCGCCGATCTCGCGGGCGGCGATCGAGAAGCGCTGGAAGGCGTCGACGCTCTCGGAGACCGCGACGCCGGTCTGCAGCGCGTTGCGGTACAGCGCCTCGTAGACCTGCCCGGCGCGCTCCACCGAGCCGGTCGCGTTCTGCAGGCGCGACAGGCCCTGGGTGAGAGCGTCGCCGGCCTGGACGAGCGCCCGCGCGGCGACGGCCACGCCGGCGAGCTGGATGCCGCGGATGGCGACGTCGAGCAGTTCCAGCGAGCGCGACGCGCGCTCGGCGCCGCCCTTGATCTGGTCGAGCGAGCGCTGGCCGGTCTCGCCGACCTCACGCAGCCCGGCCTTGACCCGGGCAGCGTCGTCCAGCGAGAGGCGGACCGAGACGCGGCGGGTGGCGTCGGCCATCTCAGGTCGTCTCCCCCTCGCGGCGGGCGGCAGCGCCCTCGGCCATGCCGGCGCGGATGGCGAGCAGCAGCTCGGCTGCGGCCCAGCCAGCGGCGCCGAGATCGCGTGCCGTGGCGAGCGCGCCGGCGGTGTCGAGCGTCAGGCCGGCCATGGTCGCCTCGGCGCAGGCCGTGCCCGCAGCCCAGCAAGCCTGGCCCTCGATGCTGGTCGGCGCGTTCGTGGCGTAGGGACAGGCGTAGGCGCAGTCGCGGCCAAGGGCGGCGCAGCCGCGGCAGTATTCGGGCCCGCGGCCGAAGTGCCACGCGGCGCGGGCCCTCAGCCGTTTCCCTCAGCGGCCACCGTGGCGACAGGGGCCGTGGCGCGGTCCCAGAAGGCGGCGGCGATGTCGTCGAGGTCCATCAGCCGCTCGACCGCCTCAGGCGAGAGCGGCAGTGGTTTGCCGGCGGTGTCGCCTACGCCCTCCCAGGCCACCACCGCATGCCGGGCGAGCGCCTTGACCAGGAAGGCGAAGGAGAAGCCGCGCGACATGTCGGGATCGAGCTCCGGATCGGCGATCCGGCTCGCGGCGAGCCGGCGCGCGGCGGCGGCCTGCGCGGCGGCCATGACCGCGGTGGTCACGGGCCGGATCTCGACGCGCACGCCGCGCGGCAGGTCGAGCCAGTACGGCTCGGCCGGGAGGTCGAGGGTGAGCATCTTGCGTCCCTGTGTGATTGCGGTTGACTAACGACGGCACGGGCCATCGTGCGAGCATGCGTCTTGGTGGCCCTGACGAAGCGGCGCCAATTTCTGACCGCCATAGCAGCAAGAGATTGATCAGATGAACTTGCCTGAGCCGACCGCCTCACCGCTCGCAGTAGTGCAGTCCCAGATCGCGTTCAGCGCCATCTGTGGAAAGCCGGTCGCCATCTTCAAGAGTCACCACTACGCGCTGCTTCCCTGGCAGCGGTGGGCGGCAACGCAGAGCGAGCCGGTGCGCGTCCTAAGTCTCGATTACCACACCGACAAGCACCGCGCCTTTCTCCGCTATGGGTATCGCACAGTCGCGGAAAACTGCGATGATTGCGACACGGCTGCGGAGCAGGCTCGACGAACGAGACTAGAGTCACTGTCCGCGCAGGACACGGGCTCGGTAGCTGCTGCCGTTCTCGACCTGCAGCATGACGAGCATATCGATGCGGCACTACGCAGCGGCATCATCGATCTCGCCTTTGTTGCCTCACGTGAAGACCAAGGCTACCTCCTCTCGAACGAGCAAATAGCATTCGACCGGAAGTGGCAGCATCTAGATTTTGTTGAGATGCAGATGCGCGGCTTGGTGCGACCGAGCCAGAACGCCTCCTCGACGTATAGCATCCCAGAGAACCGGTTAATCATACTGGATGACGATACCCAGCGACCGGACGAAGCAGCCTATCGTCATTGGCGCAATCAAGTCATCGGTGGAGAATTTCTGAAGGGTCGTCTCGACCTCATCGAGCGAATTTGCCGAACGGGCAACGTGCCGTACCTCTTCGAGCTGCCATTTATCCTCGACATTGACCTGGACGCGTTCAATACCAGACAGTCAATGTCTCCCGAGGACACGACCGTCTTCTATGATCTGATTCGACGCTCGATCGGTGTGACGATAGCGCAGGAGCCGAACTGCGTGCGCGAATGTCAGATCGACGGCGAGCGGCTCACTGCTCCCTGGCTGCAGAAGGAGCTACTCAAGCACCTGCGGCGAGCGTTGTGCTGATCATCACAGCGCGTGCAGTGGGCACGAAGATGACGACCGCGGCCCGGCTACGGCGCGTCCGTCACATTGACGGACTCACGCATACTCTGTCCCCGCCTGCTGGTTCTTCAGCACCGCGGTCATCATCCGCGTCGCCGTGGCGTTGAAGGCCGCGCGGAACTCGAAGCTCGCCTCGACGCCGGCGGGTCCCTCGATCGGGGTCTTGGCGAGCGCGAGATAGACCTCGTGCAGCGTGAAGGTGAGGCTGCGGTTGGCGTCGATGGTGAACGCGAAGGCGAACTCCGCCGGCGTGCCGTTCTGCGCCTGGGCCAGCAGGGTCGTGTTCTCGAAGCGCACGGTGATCTGGCCGGTGGCGCGGGCGATGCCGGGATCCGCGCCCTCGATGCGTCGGTCGGCGCGGATCGTGCGCACCGCCTCGACGCTGTTCGAGTAGGCGAGCCGCGCGCCGGTCACCTGGGCCAGCGCCGAGCCGGCACGGCTGATCGAGCCCTGCGCCTTGTGGAAGGCAGTGTAGGCGGCCGAGACCGGCGTGCCGCCCGAGGATGAGCCCGAGCGGGTCGAGCCCTGGGCGATGAGCTTGATCGTCGCGGTCGCCGGTCCGGTTGGGCTGAAGTCGATCTCCAGCGCATCCGCCCGCACGCCAGCGCAGACGTCATAGCTGGGCACGTCGGGGTAGCCGATCTCGATCGCCTGCGAAGGCAGCGTGGCCGCGCCGGATCCGAAGGTGTGGGTGAAGTTCGGGTTGGTGCCGGTCGTGGTCGGCGCGCCGAGCAGCAGGCGCAGCCAGTGGCCGATGTTAACCAGGTCGACCGGCACGACGACGTCGCCCTCGACGGTGACGGTGTCGAAGAACGGCGCGGCGGGATCGCGATTGCCGCCGAGGCCGATGACGTCCGCGTCGAGCAGCGGCTGCTCGGCGCCGAGGTTGCAGGAGAGGAAAGGCACGCGCCGCCAGTTGCCGCCCGGCGCGGTGCCGTAGGTGACCTCGGGGAGCATAAGCAGGCGCGAATTCGCGCCGATGGCACGGGGCATGGGGCGTCTCCGGGAGCGGGGTCAGGCCAGCGGCGAGCCGGCGACGGTGAAGGACAGCGTGACGGGGACCGAGGCGGCGCGCGCCGCGGCGGCACCCTCGACCTCCGCGTCGTCGAAGGAGGGCGCGCCGGGCTGCGCCCACTCGACCGCGCCGCCGAGGGTGCGGTCGCCGGCGACCGCGGTCGCAATGTCGACCAGCAGCGCGTCGAGCAGTGCGCCGGTGGCCGCGACGACCTCGACTTCCGCCCTGTGATCGACCGCCCAGGCGAGCGGCGAGAGGATCGCGGTCTCCTCCACCGTCTCGCCGTCGCGGACCACAACCAGTCCGCCGGCGGGAAGGCGCTGCGGGACGGTCTCGTTGCGGAGGACCTTCGGGGCCGGGCTCCGGGCGGCCAGGACGGCGCCCAGGCGCGCGGACAGGGCGGCCAGGGCCGTCTCGCGCGCACTCATGCCGCGCGTCCGGCTTCGGCTTCCCAGGCCGCCACGAAGCGCCGCGGCAGGCGCCGCAGGGCGCGCAGCGACGCCCCGCGCACGTCGAGCCGCTTGGCCAGCTTCACCTGCGGCAGCAGCAGGAACATCGGCACCATCCCCTGTTCGAGCAGGCCGCGCGCCCAGGCCTCGCGGCCCTTGCGATTGGCGGTGCCGACCTCGGCGACGCCGCCGGCGATCAGGCGGGTGCGCCGACGCCTGCCCGTTGCCGCGCCCTGACGCAGCGGCAGGCACCAGACGAAGCCTCGCCCCGAGCGGAAGGGCCGGAGGAAGCCCTGGCCGGAGGCGACCATCTGGGCAGGCGTGACGCGCAGCCCCTTGTCGCCGCGCCCGCGCCAGCCGCGGGCGGCGTTGAAGCCGGTAGCGATCGCGAGGAACCGCCCGCCGCCCTTGGGGCGGATCAGCGCGCCGCGCTCGAAGGCGTCGATCACCAGTGGCGTCTTGCTCCAGACGAGGCCGGCCGCGCGCATGGACACGCCGGTGCGCGGGAAGACCTGCGAGCGCCAGGCATTGGCGATGCCGCGCGCCTTGCCGCCGAGCGAGCCGGTGACCTGGCCGCGGAGCTCAGTCTTCAGCGCGTCGGTCTCGGCGCGCACGGCGCGGGAGGCGGCGCGCTCGCCGGCGCGGACCTCCTCGGCCAGCACCTTCCGGAGATCGCCGACGACAGCGGAGAGGCGCATGCTACCGCCGGCAGAGCACGCGCCAGGCGACGCCGGCGGCATCTCGCTCGGCGCTGTCCACCGTCAGCAGGTCCGCGCCGATCGTGAAGGTATCGCCGGGCTCGATCGCCGGAAGGGCGCCGATGGCGACGGTCAGCACATCGGTCGCGCGCAGCATCGGCGTGTCGAAGGCGTCCACCACGCGATCGGGGCTGGAGCGCAGGACGCGGAGGGGCACGGGCGCGCCGGTACCTGCGGCGCGGTAGGTCGCCTCGACGCCCAAGTTCGGGTCGGCGGCGAGCACCGCCAGTGCATCGTCGAACACGCCCATCCCGGTTCAGCCGAGCCCGAGCCAGGAGGCGAGCTTCGCGCCGACCGCCGCGCCGACGATGCCGCCGGCTGCGGCAGCCCCGGTCGCCGGGATCGCCGGCGACGCACTCGGCACGCCGCCGGCCGCCAGCGACAGCCGCGCCGTGAGACCCGCCATCGCCTTGACCAGCTCGGTCACGGTGCGGGTGAGCTCGCGCATGTCCTTGTCGCCCTCCGCCAGGCGCCGCTCGATCTCGGTCAGGCGGGTGACGATGGTGCCGAGTTCGCGGTCGTGGTCCGTCATCGGGCGACCTCCCGCTGCCGCTGCAGCCGCTGATGGATGGTCCAGGCCGCGACGCCGATCACCGCGGCGGCGACGCCCCAGGGGCCGAGCGCCCGCAGCACCGCGGCCAGCCCCTCGGCATGCGGCGCGAGCGTGGTGACGGCGTCGACCACCGCCGCGGCCGTGACGCCGGCGACCACCGAGCCCGCCGCAGCACGGACCGTCCCGCTGTGGGCGAGGCCGGGCTGGACCAAGCCCGCCATTCGCAGGCCCTCTGCGATCGTCTCCGGCGCGTAGGGCATGCCGCCGAGCTCATGGCGGATGATCGCCTCCACCAGCCCGCGCATCGTCGCCGCGTCGTGCAGGTCGACGGGATCGTCGAGCGCGACGCCGAGCCGCGCGGCCACCGCCGCCTGGTAGGCGCGGGTGTCGTTCTCGCTGCTCGGCGCCCAGCGCGCGACGATGCCGCGGACCGTGCGCAGCCCATGCCGGTCCTGGTAGCTCTGCAGCAGCAGGGCCAGCGCGCGGATGCCGTGCTGGTGTGAGCGGAAGCGGCAGAAGCGCCCGTCCGAAGGCGGATCGACGAGCCCGAGCCACTTGTTCGTGGCCACGTGCTCGATGTTGCCGGGGTTGCGGTTGCGGTAGCCCCGGCTGGCCTTGGGATCCATGGTCACGCCCCCGAGGCCGGCACGCGGGCCAGCATGACGCGGACCGTGGCGTCGGCAGCGAGGGCGGCGACGGTGACGACGCCGACCTGGAAGTTGCCCGTCGCGGTGGTGGTCAGGCGACGGTTGGTATTGTCCCAGAAGACGCGCGTCCCGGCGGCCATGGCCTGGGTCGGATCCTTGGTGAGCTCGAACTCGCCGCGGGTCTCGCACTCGACGGTGGCGTTCTGCGCGGCGTCGGCCGCGGCCACGCCGAAGAAGGCGCCGACCAGCATGCCCTGGCCGGAGAGGATGCCGCCGGCATAGGGCACGACCATGGGGACGGAGCGGGCGTCGGGACGGATGCAGTTGCGCATGGGGATGGGGTCTCCAGAAACGCAGAAGCCGCCCAAGCCACCCAGCCAAGCTGTCGCTTGGCCGGGGACCCGGCTGTGGGCGGCCTCTGCATCGGTTCACGAGGGGTGGTTGGGCGGTCAGGTGCCCGGATTGAACCAGGCGCCGCGCCAGTCGATGGCGCCCACGCCGAAGTCGAAGATCACGCTGACCTCGATCCCGTCCGCGCCCTGGACGGGCCCGGTGGTCACCTGCGGCCCCTCGGCGCCGTTGAGGTAGCCGTAGACGTAGACCGGCGCGCTCAGCGGGTCGGAGAACAGGTACCAGCGGTTGGCCCCGATCAACGGCTCGACCAGCGGCTGCACGAAGCCCGCGAAGACGTTCGCGTTGCCGATCTGGTTAGCGGCGACACTGATGGTGAGCTGCCGGGCCGCGAGCTCCTGGCTCGGGCCCACCAGCAGCCGCATGGTGCTGCCGATCGAGATGGGCAGGCCGTCCAGCGTCTTCTGGCGCATGATGGCCGCGCGGCCGACGGCGAGGTTCGGCAGGTCGAGGGCGGAGCCCGCGCCGGCCTTGTTCGCGCGCCCCGCGCCCGTACCGAACACGGTGGCGTTGCCGCTGGTGAGCGTCGGGCCGTCGCCATTGCCGCTGTTCAGCAGCTGGTAGGCCGTCGCGTTCTCGAACTCGGCGACGCGGCGGCCGATCGCCGCGGCGAAGTCGGTGAAGGCGCCGAGGTCGTCGTTCACCAGCATCGGTCGCGTCACGCGGATGCGCCGCGCGAAGGTCTGCAGGACGACGATCTCCTGGCTCTCGGACATGGTGCCGACCTGGATCTCACCGTTCTCCAGCAGCGGCAGAAGGGTCGGGAAGTCGCCGATGCGCAGGTGCCGGTGCGGCTTGAAGTCGCGGAAGTCGCGGCGGAGGAAGATCTGCCGGTAGGTCGGCTGCGCCGGCGCGTAGGCGGCGAGCAGCATCTTGTTGGCGGCGGCCGAGAGCAGCGCCGGGAAGTCGGAGCTGGTGTGGAAGGCGCGCTCGGCGAGGAGCGTCGGGTTGCGCGGCGGATTGCGATCGCCCCGGCGCGCGAGGAGCTCGCGCAGCATGTCGGAGGGGCGCCAGCCCATGAACTCGGCGTGGCGGCCAGCGCTGGGGCCGGTGCTGGGCGGCTGGTAGCCCGGCATGGAGCGGGCGGCGAGCGCCTCGGCCATGGCGTCGAGCAGCTGCGCCGGGTCATCGTGGCCGGGGCCGCTCTCCGGGCGGGCCGGGAGCGTGGGGCGGGCCGTCTGCGCCTGGGTGAAGGCCTCCCACAGCCGGGCGCGCAGCACCTCGGGGCTGGCGCGATCGCGCATCGCGGCCTGGCGCTGCGCGTCGATGGTGTCGGCGGGGAGCAGGCCGCGCGCGGCGGCGAGCACCGGCTCGTAGCTTGCGATGCGCTCGGCGACGGCGCGCTCGGCCTCGGCGCGGATGGCGTCGAGGTCGACCGGCGGGGCGGCCGGCGCGGGTGCGCCGCGGATGGGCTCGGGCGGCGCGGTCGGCGCAGGGCTGGGCGTGGTGGTCACGGTGGTCTCCTGGGACGGGGTGGACGGCGCGGCGGAGGGCGGCGCCGCAGGCGGGGCAGCCGGGGTCTCCGGCGTCGTCTCGGGCATGGTGGGTTCCTCGTCAGGCAGGGCGGGCTCGATCGCCGGCGCGGAGAGGCCCTGCTCCCCCTGCGCGCGGACCGCCGCATCGCGGTCCACCGGGACCGGCACGACGGAGATCTCGAAGGGCTCCCAATCCACCGCGCGGTGGACGGTCTCGCCGGTGGCGGCGTCCGGCCGCGGCTCGTAGCGGTGCACGCGGTAGCCGACGCTCACCGCGCGCAGCGTGCCGTCGGCGATGCGCTGCCAGACCGGCTCGACGTCCGCAGCGGCGGAGAACTGCAGCGTCGCGTATCCGCGGCCACGCTCGAGGCGGGCGGCGGTGACGCGGCCCAGCACGTCGCGGGCATCGCCGCGCCGGTGGGTGTTCAGCACCGGGGCCTGACCCGAGCGCAGCGCGTCCATGCGCACCGCGTTGGGCGACATCTCCAGCTCCTCGGTGATCAGGCCGAAGGCGGGGACGAAGTTGCGGGCGCGGGCGCCGGTCGACCACACCACCTCGACGGTGCGCGCGGCACGATCGACGGTGGCCGGGGCCGCCAGCGCGCGCTGCGCCACGATCGGCATGGCAGGAGTCGCCGGCGCGGCATCGCTGCCGCCCGGCTCGGTCGTCTCAGTCATGGTGGATTCCTGGTGGTCGGCGCCGCTACGGCGCGGCGTAGCCCTGCGCGTTGACGTAGACCTGCGCGCCCGTGGTCAGGCAGGCGAAGTTCACCGCCGTCGCCGCCGTGCCGCGCAGCGGCGTGGGAAAGGTGATCTCGACGGGTGCGGCCATCGCCGCAGGCAGCAGCTGCCGCCAGATCACCGTGGCGCCGTCCTTGATCACCACCTCGGTCGCCACGGTCGCGTGCGCGTTGCGGATGTCGATCGAGGTGACGTAGTTCCGAACGCCGGCGGCGGCCGCGGCCCTCAGCACGACGTCGGTGGTATTGATGATCCCACCCGCGGCCGCCGCGTATTGCCAGTCGGCCTCCGGGATCGAGAAGGGCTTGTTCACCAGCGCGCCGATCAGCGTCGCCAGCAGGTCGATGCCCCGGCCGGTGGTCACCGCGGTCGGGTTGGCGGACAGGCCGGTCGCGACCAGCACCGGCAGGGCGCCGTTCGTGTTGCGCGCCTGGCCGCCCACTGCCGTCAGCGTCGGAGCGATGGTGCTCAGCACGTTCACCCCGAGCCCCTGGCCGGCGACCGACTGGCCGCGGCCGGCGGTGATCTCGGTGGTGAGCTCAGCGTAATCCGCGATGGTGACGAACTGCACCTTCACATCTATGCTCGAGGCTGGCGCCAGGTTCCGCGAGACCGACGCCCAGCCGGTGTTCAGGTAGGCACCGGAGAAGGTCGAGCCGACCAGGTCGAAGTTGTTCGCGTCGATGACCGTGATGGTGAAGGTGCCGTTCGCCCCCGGCACGCCGGAGACGTCCGCCACCGTCACCACGTCGTTCGTCGCGAAGCCATGCGCGGCGCGGGTGATCCGCACCAGGCCGGAACCGTTGTTGGCGACCGCCGAGATACCGTTGACGAACTGCCGGTTCCGCACGCGGATCCGGAAGCGGTAGAGCGCATTCGGCTCCGGGATCTGCTGGTGGCGGACATAGGAGTTCGAGCGAGCCGCCGTGGTGTCGAGCTGCCTTCCGTGGAACCAGCACTCGTCGTTGGTCAGCTCGATCTCCAGCACCGACCAGCCCGCTGGCGCCGTGGTCGGGATGGTCGAGGCGGAGGCGGTGACGAGCCGCGGGGCGCCCTCGCTCTGGACCTCGTAATTCGCCAGCGTCGGGCTGGTGCCGTCGAGCCGCCACGCGGCGGCGCTGCGGCCGTCGGGCTGGGCGGAGGTCGGATCGACCGAGACCAGCTCGAGCCAGACCGACTGGCCGGCGATGCGCTGGCTGAGGTTCACCGCGACCATGACGCGGAGCGGGATGGTGAAGGCGGTGCGGCTGGTCAGCACGACCTCGTCGTCGAGGGTCGTGCCGGTGGAGATGGTGACGGTGCCGTCGGCGACCGCGAGCGCCATGCCGCTGCCGCTGGCCGCGACGTCCCAGCGGGCCGGGTTGATCTCGGTCCCGTTGAAGCTGTCGCGGAACTTCTTCTGCATGCTCTTGATCTTGAGCATGTCGTCAGTCCAGTCGTAGGCGCCGGCGGTCATGCGGGGGCTCCTGGGGTTGGCTCGGCGCGGGGTGGCGCGGCGGCGCCGGTGGCGGCGATCTCGACGGCGGCCATCTGCGCGGCGTCCTGGGCGGCGCCGGACTTCGCGACGCGGCGCGGATCGGTGTCGAGCGAGATGCCGGCCTCGTCGAGCAGGGCGTTGGCCTCGCGGATCATCTCCACGGCGGCGCGGAAGTCGTAGCCGAAGGCGCCGGCCGCTTCGGGCTGCGGCACGAAGCCGGCGCGCACCTGGGCGATGAGGGCGGTGGTGTCCTTCAGCGGGTCGATCATCTCGTGCGCCGGCGGGACGTGGCTGACGCCGTCCGGCATCTCCGCGCCCCATAGACCGAGCAGCGCGCCCTGGGCGTGGAAGCGGTCCGCGATCGGCCGCACCAGCATCGGGATGAGCATCCCGTACTGCACCTGCTCGCAGAGGCGGCGGAACTCGATCTTGCCGGCGCGGAGCGAGGAGTAGTTCGCCTGGGTGAGGTCGCCGGAGACCTGGTCGTAGGTCAGGCCCGCGCCGACCGCGGCGGCCTCCAACGCGCGGCGGGCAAAGGCGGCGTGGCTGCCTCCGCCCGAAGGGTTCACCACTTCCACGCTGCCCATGCCGCGGCGATAGAGGATCATCCCCGGCTCGAAGCTCTCGACCGTCCGGCCCTGGGCGTCGCGGAGCAGGCCGGCCGCGGCGCCGGTGAGGGCCTCGTCGCCTTCTTCCGTGACCACCGCGGCAAGGCATGCCTCGATCTTGGCCTTCATGAGCAGGGCGGCCTCGTAGTCGCCGAGATCGCGCAGGCGCAGCAGGACGGGGGCGAGCCAGGACACGTCGCGCAGCTGGCCGGGGCGGCGCTTGCGGTAGACGTGCAGCACCTCCGATGCGGGGATCCGCTCGCTACTCAGCCAGGTCGCCCCTGGCAGGATCCACGTCGCGCCGGGGTGCACGCGGTGCAGCCAGTAGCCGATCGGCTCTCCGGCCTCGCCGAGGGCGATGCCCTGGATGGTCGCGGCGCCGCCCACCATGCCATTCCGCGCTGTGTCGAGGTGGTCGCTCTCCAGCACCTGCAGCCGCAGGCCGATCGGGTTCGCGGGCGACGGCGCGGTCATCAGGAAACGCACGAAGCACTCGCCGCTTTCGACGACTGCGCGCATGACCAGGGCCTGGAGGCCGTAGAGGTCCAGTCGGCCCTCGGCGTCGCAGGCGGTGCTCTCCGCCCAGCGCCTCCAGGCATCGGCATGACGCTGATCCGGCCAGCGCGTCGTGATGCCGGCGCCCACCGCGTTGCCAGTCCACAGGTCGACGATGCGGCTCGCGTAGGGATCGTTGCGCACGGCGTCGCGCGCGCGGCGCGCGACTGTCTCCGCGGCGGTGCCGACCTCGGCCGTCGCGCTGCCGCCCGAGGGCGCCCATGCGGAGGCACGCTGGTCCTGTGCCGCGGCATAGCCGCGCAGCACGTTCCACGCGTCTCGCAGTCGGCCCATCACCTGCTTCCCCCGCGAGAGAAGCTGGCCAGCGTTACGGACGGCCGGCGCGCCGCTGTCATCTCTGCCCCGCGCAGGACGGCCAGCGCACGGCCGAGCTCATCGAGGCTGCGGTACTCCACGGTGCGCCCGTCGAAGGTCACGCGCGTGGTGCCGCCGGTGTAGGCCGCGGCGAGCGCGGCGGCCCGGCTGCCGGCTGGCTGCGCCAGCGCCCAGGCGAGGACGGTCGGGTCCATGTGCGTCCTCCCTTTCAGCGCAGCCAGCCCGAGCGCGGCGCGAGCCAGCCGCGCGGGCGGTGGGTGTCGGTCGCGACCTGCGGCGGCGGTAGCGGAGCGACATTCCCGCTAGTGGGAAGCTCGCTCGGTTGCAGCGGGGCGTTGGCGACCTGCTCGCGGAGCTGCGCCCAGAAGCGCTCGCCGTAGCGGTCGGCGCCGAGGAGCCAGAGCGCCGCGCGCGCCAGCACCGCGCAGTCTAGCGCCTCGTTCCGCTCCCTGAGCTTCGCCCATTCCTGCCGCGCGAAGCCGCGGCGGTCCTTCACGGTGTGCAGCTGCTCGGCGACGAGCTGCTTCACCCACTCCGCCTCGATGCCCTGTGGCACGTGCACCCAGCCGGGCGGGAACTCCGCCGCGTCGCCGCGGCCGAGCCAGAGGCGGCGATACAGATCGGCCTTCCAGGTCGAGACCGAGACGGTCCAGAGCTTCAGACCGCGGCGGAGCTTGCGCCCGTCGACCATCGCGTCCACGGGCGTCGGGCCCTGCACAGGCTGCGCCCGGTTCCAGCCGTCCACGCCCTTGGTCGGCGCGATCCGCGGATCCCGTAGCCGACGGAGATGGCCGTAGACCGCCGCGGTGTCGCGGCCGCCTGTGTCGACGCAGAGCCGCGCGATGCGCATCGCGCCGCCGCCCTGGCGCGGCCAGTCCCGCGCGAGCAGCGTCGCCAGCGCGTCCCAAGGCGCCCGCTCCCGCGGACTCCCGGGGATCACGACATGGTCGACCAGCCACGACGAGAAACCTTCGGCCCAGCCCCAGACGTCGCACTCGAGGCGATCGTCCTGGACGTCCACGCCGGCGGTGAGACAGAGCGCGCCGGCGGGCACGACGCCCATCCGGAAGTCCTCGCGCCGCTCGACCAGGCGCTCCCAATCCGGCGCCTCGCCGCGCTCTTGCCAGGTCTCGCCGAGCACGGTGTTCCGGAAGGTCTTGAGGTCCTCCGGCTTGCCCTGGGCCGCCTCCCAGTCCCGCGCGACCTGCTCCCACGAATACCAGCCAACAGGCGCGTAGAGGGACGAGATGTGGAACCCGACCGTGTGCGGGTCCTGCGCCTCCGCCGTGGCCCGCCACTGGCCGCCGGCCAGCATGGCCGTCTTGTGGTGCTCCTCGATCGGCTCGTCACAGGTCTCGCAGTGGTAGCGCGCCGTGCGCGGGTCGCCCTTCTCCCAGCGCAGCCGCTCGAACCGCAGCCACTGCATCTCGCCGCAGTGGGGACACGGCACGACGTAGCGCCGCTGGTCGGAGGCGGCATATTCCCGCTCGATCCGGCTGCGACCGGCGATGGTCGGCGTCGAGACCAGGAAGGCCTTGCGCCGCCAGCCGAAGGTGCGGGCGCGGGCCTCCGCCAGCGCAATCGGGTCGCCCTCGCCCTCGACGTCGCCGGGATAGGCGTCGATCTCGTCGAGGAACAGGAACCGCGCCGTCATCGAGCGCAGCCCGACCGCACTGTTGGCACCGGTCAGCACGAGGATGCCGCCGGGGAATTCCTTCGACAGCAGCGTGTTGCCGCTGTCGCGCGCGCGGGCGGGTGCCACCCGCTCCCGGAGGGCCGGGGTCTCCTCCAGCAAGGGGTCGACCCGCTGGCGCGAGAAGCGCTTCGCGAGCTCGACGGTCGGCTGCACCGCCAGCACCGGCGCGGGCACGTGGTGCAGGATGTAGCCGAGCCAGTTGTTGCCGGCCTCGGTGGCGCCGACCTGCGCCCCCTTCATGAACACGACGCGCCGGGCCGGATGCACCGCCGAGAGCGCGTCCATCACCTCGCGCAGGTACGGCGTCCGGCTCGTTCGCCAGGGGCCGGGCTCGGAGGAGGCGCGGCTGCCGAGGATCCGGTGCCGCTCGGCCCATTCTGACACGCGGATCTGCGGCGGCGGGCGGAGCATGCTCCCCGCCCGGCGCCGGACATGGTCACGGGTCCGCGGCCCGATCTCCGCCGAGGCCTGGAGGGTCGAAGCGATCGGCCGCCTCCGAGAGCAAGTCGGTGATGTGCCCCTGCAGGATTGTCTGCAGCAGGTGTGGGTCGACGCCGAGCTCCGCGGCGATCAGGCCGGACACGCGGGCCGGCCAGTTCAGCAGCGCGTCGCGCATCGCGCCGGCGATCTCGTCGATCGTGGCGTTGGCCTCTGCGGCGTCGAGCAGACGACGCTTGTTCTCGTCGAGCGCAAGCCGCTGCGCCTCGACCTTCAGCGCGAGCTGCGCGACCTTCAGTCGGGCATAGGGCGTTCCCTCCGCCCCGCCGCCCCCGCCATTGGCCAGCGGCGAGCGGGCGGGATCCGCAGTCTCGACCAGGCGCCGACGGGTCTTGTCGATGTCCCACTGGCCGTCCGGCTCGCGGGCGATGCGGTTCGTCTGCTCGGCCTTGCGGAGCGCCGTCTCGGTGATGCCGATGCGGCGGGCGGCCTCGCGGGTGGACGGCGTCAGCTCGGGCATGGCGGCGACCTCCCGCCGCCCGTGGTGTCCATGACGGGCAAGGGCCCGCTACCTTCCGGCGGCGGGCCCTCGATGCGTCCGACCAGGCCTTCAGGCCGGCAGGTGGTAGATCGTGTAGGACCCGCGGGCGCCCTCCTTGTTCAGGCCGACCTGGCGCACCCGCTCCAGCACCTGCACCTCGATCCCCTGGCGCTTCTTCAGGCCCGCGAAGAACCCGCGGACCGTGTGACCCTGCCAGCCGGTGGCCTCGCAGATCTGGGCGATGGTGGCGCCCTCCTCGCGGCGGAGCAGGGCGAGCACCGCCTCTTGCTTCGTGCCCTCGCGCGGCTTCCGCGGCGCGCCGGGCTCGCGCGCGGCGCGGGGCGGCTTGCCGGCCAGGGTGGCGCGGAGGGCCGCCATCGGCCCGTCGAGGGCTGCGATGATGTCCGTCTCGCGGTTGGCCTCGTCGTCCCAGGCGGCCAGCACCGCCGCGGCGGCGTCGCGCAGGGTCGCGCGCGGGGCGGGCGTTGGCGCGCCCTGGGTCGCCTCAGGCGCCGGGGCGTCCTCGTCCCGCGGCGCCTCCTCCGCCCCGCCCGTGGGCGCCGTGTCCGCGCCCGTCGCGCCGGCCTCCGCGGCGGCGCGGCGCTCGGCGTTGCGGAGCGCGATGGCCTCGGCGCGCTGCTCGTCCTCCTCGCCAGCGTCGCCCGCGTTCGGGTCGATGCCGATGGCGCGCAGCCCGTCGTCGGTGATGCGCGCCACGATCCAGGTCCCGTCCTCATCCTGGCGCCAGCCGAGCCCGACATGCTCCCGCGGGGCGTTGATCTCGGTCAGCAGGTTGTTCTTGATCAGACTGCGGAACACCGCGTTGCGGGCGGCGGCCGGCAGGGTCTTCGGCGCGCGGGCCAGGCCCATCTCGTGCTGCGCGGCGGCGCTCAGGATCACGCGCTGGGTGTCGGAAAGCTTCGTCATCGTGCTGGTCTCCGGTGTCGGGTGCCGACCATCGGCCCCTACTGCCGGGAGCCCCGCCGGCGCTGCCGGTCGGGGCCGCGGCGGGTTGTGCCGCGCACTACTCGGCGAATTCGCCGCGCTTGAAGTAGCAATCCGTCACGCTCGCGAGCCGGCTGTTCCAGTGTTCGAGCGTCGCGGCCTTGCCCCAGAGGACCTCCTCTGGATCCGCGCCGAAGTGATCCGCGCTCATCTGCTGCAGTTCGGCGACCATCGCGTCGAAGCGGGCCTTCTGCTGCAGGAAGGCCTCGAGGCTCTTCTGCTGGTTGCGCGTGGCGCGGGCTTCGCGGTCGGTCATGCTGGTCTCCGTCCTCTGGTGCAGGGCATCCCCTGCGCGTGACGGACCATTCGCGCTGTGCCGCGCCCGAGCCAAGCACGATGCAGCGTTATCTTATTGCGAAGATTGGCGTTTCCGGATTAGCCGATCCTCAGGGCGGCGGCCATCGACCAGCACCCTGGCGGGCCGCCAGCGGCGGGCCATCTCTCGGCCATGGACCGCACCAGCACGCAGCCAACCGCCACGATCTACTACGACGGCGCCTGTCCGGTCTGCTCGCACGAGATCGCGCAGTACCGGAAGGCGGACGGAGGTGACCGCCTCGCCTTCGTCGACGTCTCGACCTGCGGCGCCGAGGCCCTGGGTCCGGACCTGTCGCGCGACGCGGCGCTGGCGCGCATGCATGTGCGTCGGGCGGACGGGACGTTGGCCTCCGGCGCAGCCGCCTTCGCGGAGCTCTGGCGGCAACTCCCCAGACTCGCCTGGGCGGGGCGGATCGCGTCCTCCGCTCTCGTGCTTCCCATCCTCGAGGTCGGCTATCGCGCCTTCCTGCGGATCCGACGCCTCTGGCGCCGGTAACGCCGGGGGAACACCGTGGCCTGCCGCGCCCACGCGCTCAGGGTGCAGCGGCGTCGCGTGCCGCGGCGATGTCCGCAAAGGCGCGATCCTCGCCGTCCAGGATGGCAGCCTGGCCAGTCGCCTCCTGCCAGCGCCGGACGATCACGTCGGCATAGGCCGGGTCGACTTCGAGTAGCACCGCGCGCCGTTCGGTGCGCTCCGCCGCGATCATCGTCGTGCCGGAGCCGCCGAACGGGTCGAGCACCGTGTCACGCTGCTTGCTGCTGTTGCGGATCGCGCGCTCGACCAGCGCGACCGGTTTCATGGTGGGGTGCAGGTCGTTCCTGGCCGGCTTGTCGAAGTGCCAGACGTTCCCCTGGTCCCGCGCGCCGCACCAGTAGTGCTGCGCGCCCGCCTTCCAGCCGTAGAGCATCGCCTCGAACTGCTGGTGGTAGTCGGCGCGGCCGAGGGCGAAGGTGTTCTTCGCCCAGATGATCGTGCTCGACCACTTGCCGCCCGCCTCCTGCCAGGCGCGATGCAGCGTCGGCCATTCGGATGAGGACATGCAGACGTAGCAGGCGCCCTTCGTCACCGAGAGCAGGTTCGCCAGCGCAGGGCGCAGAAAGTCGAGGAAGCCGGAGCCGAGCGCGTCGTTGGCGATGGTCATCCTGGCCGCGGTGCCGCCCTGGTAGGCGACGTTGTAGGGCGGGTCCGTGAAGGCCATGTCGGCGAGGCGGTCGGCGCCGAGGGCGCGCTGCACGTCGCCGAGCTTCGTGGCATCGCCGCACAGCAGGCGGTGGTCCCCACAGCGCCACAGATCGCCGGCGCGTGTGACGGGGGTGGCCGGCGGTTCGGGGGCATCGTCGGCGTCGTCCTGGACGCCGGCATCCGCGGCGGCCAGCAGCCGGTCGAGCTCCATGCCCGAGAAGCCGAGGACGTCGAGGTCCACCACCGCCTCGTCGCGGATACGGGCGATCTCGGCGGCGAGCAGGGCCTCGTCCCAGCCGGAGTTCAGCGCGATCTGGTTGTCAGCGAGACGAAGCGCCCGGGCCTGCGCCTCGGTCAGGTGGGCGAGCCGGATCGCCGGGACCGCGGCCATGCCCAGGCGCTTCGCGGCCATGACACGGCCGTGGCCGGCGACCAGCACGCCGGCGGCGTCCACCAGGACCGGGTTCACGAAGCCGAACTCGGCGATCGAGGCAGCGATCTGGGCCACCTGGTCGTCGGAGTGCGTGCGCGCATTCTCCGCGTAGGGAACGAGCGCCGCGACCGGGATGGAGGCGACCGTGAGGTCACGCAGCATCGGGGAGCACCTCCGCGCGGCCCGCAGCCACGGTGTCGAAGTCGCGGCCATCGTCGGCGAGCGTCACCGGCAGTTCGGGGTGCAGCGTCCGCCAGCGGGCGATCGCGAGGTCGACATAGGCCGGCGCGAGCTCGATGGCGCGCACGCGCCGGCCCGTGCGTTGGCCAGCCAGGATGGTGGTCCCGCTCCCCGAGAAGGGCTCGAACACGGCGTCGCCCTCGGCCGTGTAGGCGCGCATCAGGAACTCGGGCAGCGCGACGGGGAACACCGCCGGATGCCCGGTCTCGATGCCGCGCCCCTTGTGGCGGGTGATCCGCAGCACGCTGTCCGGGATCCGCATCTCCTGCACAGGCAGGCCGATGTGGGTGTAGGCCTTCACCTCGCCGTCCGCGGCGCGGAGGCCGCTGCCCTTGTTCGGCGTGCCGGCCCATTTGCAGGGCACGATCTTGTTCGGCGCGCGGGACTCCCGGTTGAAGTGGAACACCAGCTCGAAGGCCGGGGCGAGGCGGCCGTTCCAGTCCCCAGGCAGGCCGGGCCCCTGGTCCCAGGCGTAGAGTCCGAAGCGACGCCATCCCTGCGCGCGCATCCAGTCGAGCCAGCCCTGCCAGTAGGGCTGCCACTCGCCCTCGCGGTGGATCAGGCCGAGGTTCACCAGCACCTGGCCATCCTCGGTCAGGGCCGCCGGCAGGTGCTGGAATACGCCGCGCATCAGCGCGTCCCAATCCGAGACCCCGCCTGTGGTGTAGTCGCGCTGGTTCCCGTAGGGCGGGCTGGTGAAGAGCAGCGCCGCGCGGTCCTCGCCCATGACGCGGGCTACCGACGCGGCATCGGTGCTGTCGCCGCAGAGCAGCCGGTGCTCGCCGAGGGTCCAGAGGTCGCCTGGCCGGGTGACGGCCTGGCGCGGCGGGTCGGGTTCGGCATCGGCGGGATCATCCTCCGCCTGCGCTTCCGTCTCCGCCGCGCCGTCCCCGCCCCCCTGGACCGCGGGCGCCGACAGGGCCTCGGGCGCGTCGCCGTCGGACACGGCATCTCCAGCCGCCGCGAGGATGTCGTCGAGCTCCGCGGCCGAGAAGCCAAGCGTCGCGAGGTCGAGGTCCGGCGCCGCCTGCGCCGCGGCGAGCGCGTCGCGCAGCAGCGCCTGGTCCCAGGTCGCGTTCTCCGCAATGCGGTTGTCGGCGAGGCGCAGCGCTTCCTTCTGCGCCGCGGAGAGATGCCGCAGCACGATGGTCGGCACCTTATCGATGCCGAGTGCCACCGCGGCTTCGAGCCGGCCGTGACCGGCGATCAGCACGCCCCCCTCGTCCACCAGCAGCGGGTTGGTGAAGCCGAAGGCCAGCATGCTGGCCTTGATCTGCTCGATCTGCGCAGCGCCGTGCACGCGCGCGTTGCCGGAATGCGCGCGCAGCTCCGCCACCGGGCGCAGCAGGATCTTCGCTGCCATCCAGGGGAGCGTCATCGAACCATCCGGGATCAGGAGGGGTGCGAACCGTGCGAACCGCGGCTGCGAACCGACGCGGCCATGGTTCGCAGCTAAGCGATTGAGATCACGGCCAACTGGTGCGAACTGCGAACCATATTTCGGGCCAAGCGCTAGCGATGTCACGCGCTTCCGCCCCCCGCATACAGCGGGGCCAGGAAGGACCCTGCGGTTCGCGAGCCACTGTCTCGACAGAGCTACGCTGTGGCTGGTGAGCCGCGGCGCGTGCGCAGTTCAACGAGTGTCCGAACAGTAGCCCGAGCGAGTTTCAGCGGGCAACGCGACATTCATTCGCTGTGCCACGCTTCTTTTCGTTTTGCTCAAGCGGACTGCGAAAGCCTCGCACGAACGAGTGCATGCTCCAACCGATGGCAGGTCGGGCACAGCAGCCTGAAGTCGGCGAGGGTTGTGACGCGTCGGCCCTCCTCCAGAGGATGAAGGTGGTGAACATCCAGAAGAGATCGCGCCTTGACGGGCGTGCCGTCGATCCGCGATGCCGGATCGAAGCCGCAGTCATCGCACTTGAGCGAGTTGTCCTTCTGGCGTTCACGGACAAAGCGCTGTGCAAGCCACGCCGCCCGTAGTCGCACCTTCGTCCATTGCTCGACAGTCATGCCTTCCGCGGCCTTCGAACCCAAGTCGCGATCGATCTCGCGGGCAATGCGGGAATCGATCTCGCTGCGCTCGGCGGCCATGATGTCAGCCTGTATGCCGATCCAGGCATTTCGCGTGGTCCTGACCGATAGTGGCAGGGCGGCGATGCGGGCTCGCTCGTCGTCATTCAGGGGTCGTAGCGTCGCTGACGGATGCGCGAAGACTCGCTGCATCGCCTCTGGCCCGAGGACGTCGCGGGCCAGAGGCTTCGTCGGGATCTCGTAACTCTCGACGATCGGAAACGCCACCGACCACCGACGCCGCCGACCATCTTCGTCCCACATGTCCTGTATACGGTTGTAGTCGTCTTCGCCGATGATGGTGCGAAGCGGCAGCGAAGAGGCGCGAAGGCGATGAATGGCCACGAGCCGTCCGGCGACGGCAGCATGCGCAGCTCGCTCCTCCAGATAAGCGGGATCGGTCAAGTAGCCCGCCTTCGGCGTTCCGAAGTCGCGCGTTATGTACTCGATGACGTAGCCGTTGCCTGCCTGCGCCGCGATGGTTGCCTGGCATCGTCCTGCTGCATCTGGACTGTCGCCGACCGGTGTGAAGCCAATCCAGTCCGACGCTACAAGCCAGTCAGCCTTGGCCGCTGTGACTGGAGCAGGGAGATCAGCAATCCGAAAAACAGCCATGGCCTAATGACGAACTCGCCAATTTTCAGGGTGCACAGTTCCTGCTCGATACCATACCGCTGCCGGGCGATGAGGGAAGGATCAGTCCATAGTGACCCGCCAGCACGGAGAGTGCCGCGACCAGCATTCCCTGTGCTTGGCTGGCAGGCACAGCCCGACCGCCCCATCCTCGCCGCATGGCCCACTCGCGGACTGAGCACTCGAGGCCGACCACGTGCCAGACGCAGCTACCCGCGGCCCCGCCAGGGCCACCCAGCACCTCCATTGCAGCGGAGACCTGACGACGGGCCTGAACCTGCCGCTCGGTCATGGTCTCGCCCGTCGCAGCAGGCAGGCGGACCAGGGCCGCACCACGCAGCGCATCCAGTGCAGCCGCGCGGAACTGCCGCCGGAAGACCGCGCCGGCGTCATGCATTTCCTGGGTGATGGTGCCGTTGGCGAGCATCTGACCCAGCGTGTCGACCGCGCGCCGATGCACGACGGGTACGCCGGTCTCCGGATCGGCCTCACGGATCGGCTCACTGAACCCGCCATGCTGAAGGCGCCACCGGCTCGGCATGGCGAGGCTTTCCTGCTGGACACGGATCTTCTTCTTGCGCTTAGCGGCCATGGGTCGTGCCTCCGTTCCGCGGCCCCCAGCGCCGCATCGCTTCGTTGGTAAGTGCCTGGCGAAGCCAGGGATCGGTGATGTCATCGAGGCGGAGCGCGACGACGCCCTGCTCGCGCCAGACGCGCCGGCGCATGGCCTCGAGGTCGACGGCATTCGCCGGGCTCGGCTCCCGCCCGAGCGGCGACCGCGGGAAGGATGGCCCCCCCTGCAGCCTCACTGCGCACCGCCCTGGGCATCGATTGCCCACAACAGCAGCGCGAGGGCATCCGCCTCGTTGTCGTCCGTCGGCGTGAAGCCGCGGGCCCGCATCGCGGCGATCACCGCGTCCTTCGGCGCGTTGCCCTTGCCGGTAGCGAAGCGCTTGATCGTGCCGACCGGTACGCCCTGGTAGGGGACGCCGCTGCCCTCGCACCAGGCGGTGAGGTGCGCGAGGAAGCCGCCATATACGTGGGCGGCGGTCGTCCCGGCGTGGCGCCGGACCTCCTCGAAGACGATGCTGCCGAGCGGGCCGGCGCTGGCAGCCATGCTGTCCAGCCAGCGGCGAAAGCGCAGCCAGCCCATGCCACCGCCCTCGAAGCGTCCCGGCCGGAAGGTCGCGGTGCCGGAGGTGACGGTGCCGTCGGCCAGTCGCACCGCCCAGCCGAGGGTGCTGCCGAGGTCTAGGGCGAGCAGGCTTCCCGTCGGCGGTGCCGGGTCGATGACGCAGATGACGCTGGATCCGGAAACACCCGTCACGCGTGCGCGTGTGCGCGCGCGAACGGGTATTTGGGTAGCCTGCGTCATCTGCGTCACTCGAAGGGCCGAGCCTTGGCCGTTTTTCGCGTTCATGCGCTGCATCCCTTTCAGAACTGGATGGCGCCAGCCGGCGCCGGCGACTGGCAAAGCCGAAGCCCGCGCAGCTGGCGTGCGGAGCCCTTGCGGTGCAGTTCGAAGCCACGATTGAGGAGGTTGTCGGAGAAGCGCCTGACCGAACCGACGTACTCGCCGCCTGCCTCCGCCCACGCCTTCCAGCTCGCGAAGAGCACCGCCGTCGCCTCGACGTGGTTGACGCCGCGCTCGCAGCACTCGACCAACCAGCGGCCAAGGGCGTCCTCGGCTTCGAAGTACTCGTCGGTGGCGGCCAGGACCGTTGCGGGCGGGCGGAGCCCGACACGCTGCCATTCGAGGCAGCCCTGCAGCGCCCAGGCCAGGATGCCGTCGCGTTCCGCCAGCAGCCGCTCGGGAAGGCGCTTGTCGCGCTGGGCGGGCGGAATCGTGACCGTGAAGGGCACCATGTGCAGCCGCCGCCGCATCGCCTCGTCGACGTTGCGGATGGACGGCTTGTGGTTGCCAGCGACCAGCAGCTTGAACTGCGGGGTGAATTCGAAGAAGTCCTGCCGCATGAAGCGCGCGGTGATGCGGTCGCCGCCGGTGAGCGCCTTCAGCTTGCTCTCTGCCCAGCGGCTGCCCTGCTCGGTCTCGATCGAGGTGACGATGCGGGCGCCCCGAAGCCCGGCCATGTCGGTCGGGTGGCGATCGCCGGTGGTCGCCATGAACATGTCCATCGGCGCGACAGTGGCGTAATCGCCGAGCAGCGCCGTCAGCGTGTTGGCGAAGACTGACTTGCCGTTCGCACCCGTGCCGTAGAGGAAGAAGAGCGCGTGCTCGGTGGTGACGCCGGTGAGCGCATAGCCGACCACCCGGCGGAGGTAGGCCTGCAGCTCGACGTCCCCGCCGGTCACCTGGGCGAGGAAGGCAACCCAAGCCGGGCATTCCCCATGGGATGCCGCGCTGGTGATCTTCGTCATGCAGAGAGCGCGGTCGTGCGGGGCGACGGCGCCCGTGCGCAGATCCACGACGCCGGCCGGGGTATTCAGCAGCCAGGGATCGCGGTCCCAGACCTCGGCGGTGGTGGCGTGGCGGCGATCGGCGCGGGCCAGGCGCTCGACGGCCGCGACCGTCGATGCCTGCGACAGCTTCGTCCTGACCTTGTTGCTGTTCGCGCGGTTGGCCGCGGCGCGACAGACGCGGCGGGCCAGATCGAAAGCGCGCAGGGTGCCCTCGCGCTCCCACCGGCAGCCTGTCCAGTTGAGCCAGGCACCCCAGACCGCGACGTGCCGCCAGTCCTCGCCGTGCTGCTCGCTGAACTCGGCCGCGAGCGCGTCCTCGGTGAATCCGATCGGCAGCGCGCCATCATCGCCGGTGCCGTCGCCACCAACCTCGTCATGGTCGGGGTCGGCGGCGCCCGCACCGGCATGGCTGGCTTCTGCCCTGCGCCACAGCCGCTCGGCCTCGTGACGCAGCCGGTCCTCGGGCCAGGGCGGGCTGATCCGCGCGGTGTTGTAGTCGCAGATCTCCTGCCAGGCCTGGGCCGCGGTGACGAAGCCGTCCTGGCAGCGGCGGATCCAGTAGCCGATGATGCGGGACAGCGCCTCGAAGCGGGTGACCCCGTCGGCGCCGCCTTCCCGAATCTGCCGGCCGAACAGTTCCGTGACATCGCCGCGGGCTGAGCCCGCGCCGTTGAAGTCGAGGGGATCGCCGCCCGTGTCCATGGCTACTGCGGCGCCGATGCCGGCCAGCGGCGGCATGGCCAGCACCGCCTCGGCCAGTTCGGTCAGGTCGCGGTCCCGACCGGTGCTCTCGCGGATGGCGACCAGCCGCTGGTGGCCGCCCTTCGCGTGCACCGAGCCAGCGACGCGGATCGGCTGGTGCGCCGACCGGAAGGCCGGGTCGCCCCCAACCTTCACCGCGATCGCGTGCCGGAGGCGGCAGATGGTTGCGAGGTCCTCGCCGGTGGCGGGCTCAGTCAGCCGCCAGTAGAGGTGGAGCTTCTCCTGGCCCTCCGGCGTGATGCCACCCGAGGCGACCTCGAGGGTGGGCGAGCCAAGGTGCTGGAGGAGGTACGCCCGCTTGGCTGCGATATCGCCGCCGTCGAGATCGACCAGCACCACCTGCATCTGCGCGATGTGCTCAGCGCTGGCCTGGCCGGGCTCGGTGACCGTGCCGGGGATGACGTAGAGCGCCATGCCCGTCTCGGCAGCCCACTGCGCCTGGACGGCGAGCTTCGCCGGCAGTTCGGCATCGGCGGGCAGGAAGGGGGTGTGCGGTGCGCGGTCGGGCCCACCCTTCTCGGCGAGGGCGCGGACCGCGACCCAGCCCTCGCACCAGCCGAAGACCATGTCGGCATAGGCCGCGACCATAGCGGCATCGGGGGCGACCGGCATGGGCGGGATCACCTCGGCGGCGCTCATGACCAGCACCGCGTGCGCCAGGGGCAGCGGGTGCACTCGATGTGCTCGGGCTCGGCCGCGACGCGGGGCAGCCACTCGCCGGCGTCGCAGGCCTGCAGGACGCGCACCGCCTTATCGCTGGTGGCCTGGGCGAGCGCGCCGTCGAAGGGCACGAGCTCGTGGTGGAGCTCGGCGGTGTCCTTGTTCACCGCGGTGAACAGGGCAGGCACCTCGGTCAGGCCCATGTAGGCCTGGTAGAGCGCGATCTGCGCCGCGTAGATTGGCTTCGCCGCGGCCACGCCGCGCCGGACCATCTCCTTCCAGTTCCGGGCGTTGGCCGACTTGCACTCCCACAGCGCCGGCACGGCGACGACGGCCTGCGCCGGCGTGGGCGCCGCGACGACCACGCCGTCGATGTGGCCCTGCACGCGCCCGCCCGCGACCGAGAAGCCGAACTGCTCGCCGGCACGGTTGCGGGTGCGCACGTCGAAACCGGCGCGCCGGAGCCAACCGATCGCCAGATCCTCGAAGACGTGCCCCACCGCGAAGATGCGGAGCGTCTGACCCGAGAAGCTGGTGTCGGGGTCGCGCGGGACGTCGAGGAACTCGTACTGCAGGCGCCGCGCGCAGGGATCGCCCAGCCGCGAGCCGCCAAGATACTCGCGGCGCGCTCGCGTGCCGTTCTCCGCCACCAGCGCTGCATCGATCAGGTCGTTGATCGCCTCTGCCGCGGTCGGCGGCTTCGGGCGGTGATTGAAGTCGAGGCTGGCGTCCGTCATCAGAACGGGACCTCCGGCGTCGAGGGGGAGGCAGAGGCCCGCATGGCGTCCTGGAAGGCGCCGACGGCCACCTCCGCGAGCGTCAACACCTGCTGCTCCGACAACGCATTGAGCGGAGTGGTCCAGCCGATCTCCGCCATCACCTCGGCCATCGCGCGCATCGCGGCGCGCATGGCGGCCCGTTCCTGTTCAGTGAGATCAACCATGGCGGTGGATCGCCGCGCCAAGCGCACCCACCAGCCCTGGCAGGTGATGGAGCAGAAGGAGACCGAGGGCCGCGGCGGCTTCGCCGAGGTCGGGTCGAACCAGCCAAAGCCGCGCGCGGGCCGCCTGCACACGGCGCAGAGCGAGCGAGGCGCGGGCGCGAGGGACATCGTCGTGCTCCCGGCTCATGCCGCCCTCCCCAGGCCGCCGGGGAACACCGCGGCCAGGATCTGCGGCCGGTGCCAGAGGAAGTTCAGCCGGCAGTTCGCCGCGTATTTCGACAGGCCGAAGTCCAGCGCCGGATCGGCGTCCCCGGCCTTCACCAGCAGCTCGCGCTGGCGCGGGCTGGCGGGGTGGTTCAGCCAGAGGCGGCTCTTGGTGGCGGCGGCCCCGGTCTCAGCCTGGCGCAGGAAGTCGTCGGCCCCGGCCAGGACCTGGGCGCGCTCGCCGACGCCGAGATGCCGGAGGCGCCCCTGGCGCAGCTTGCCGACCGCGTGCCAGTGCTCCCCGTCGAAGAACACGCCGGCCCAGGCGTCGAAGCCGGAGGCGATCATCGCGTGGCCGTCGCCGTGCATGTCCCACCAGCGGAAGGGCGAGCGGTCCAGCAGGTCGATCTCGGTCAGCCCGAAGCACTGCAGGGGGCGCTTTTCGCGGAGCATTCGCTCCCAAACATGGCCGCAGAAGGGGCAGGCGATGGTTCCGAGCGGAACTTCCGCCTCGCAGTCCGGGCAGGTCTTGTACGGCGCCTGGCCCGGCCCCTCGTCCTTCTCCTCGGCGAGCATACCATCGTGCTCGATCGAGCCATGCCGGTGCGCGGCACCGGCGAAGTCGAGGACGACGCAGTCGGTCTTCACCACGCCGGGGAAGCGCTCCGGATCGACCTTCCGCAGCCCGCGACCGATCGCCTGAATGAAGGTGCCGCGGTGGAGCATCGGGCGGAGCACGACGATGCAGGCGACCGGCTGGCTGTCGAAGCCCTCGGTCAGCACCATGCAGTTGGTGATGACCTGCACCTCCCCGCGGTCGAAGCGGGCGAGCAGCGCGGCGCGCTCTTTCGCCGGCATCTCGCCGGTGACCGTCTCGGCGGTGATCCCCGCAGCACGGAAGGCCGCGGCGACCGCCTCGGCATGGGCGACGGTGGCGCAGAAGGCGATGGTGCGGCGGTCGCCGGCACGCTCGTGCCAGTGCTCGACCACCGCCTCGTTGACCACTGCCCGGTTCAGCACCTTGGCGGCGGCGTCCATGTCGAAGTCGCCGGCCGTCGCGCCGACCTGATCCAGGTCGTCGGAGACGCCAACGTCGATGGTGAAGGTGCGCGGCGGCACCAGGATGCCCTGGGCGATCAGCGCGGAGATCGGCAGGTGGTAGGCGATGTTCGAGAAGGTTTTGCGAAGGCTGCGCCCGTCGCCGCGCTCCGGCGTGGCCGAGAGGCCGAGCAGCTTGAGCTTCGGGTTGGCGGCGCGGGCGTCGGCGATGATGGCCTGGTAGCTGTCCGCGGCCGCGCGGTGGGCCTCGTCGATGACGAGGTGCGAGACCTGCCCCATGCGGGCGCGCCGCGCGGAGCGCGCCAGCGTCTGCACGCTCCCGAAGACGATCTGGCCGGACCAGTCGTCGCGTTCGGCCTTCACCACCGAGGCGGGGAGGCCGGCGACCCGGCCGATCGTGGCCCGGTTCTGCTCGATCAACTCGTCCGTGTGCTGCAGCACCAGGAAGCGGGAGCCGGGCTTTGCTGCCGCCTCCTCACCGATGAAGAAGCCGGCGACGGCGGTCTTGCCGGCGCCGACCGGCAGCGCGACCAGCGTGTTGCCGTGCGCCGCCGTCTTGGCGCGGGCGGCGTCCACCGCCGCCCGCTGGTAGTCGCGCGGGATCATGGTGGGCCTCCCGCTCAGCGCGCCCAGAAGGGCGCGTTGCCCGCCGCCGCGGGCGGCTGGGCAGGCTGGGCGGCGGCCCAGGGGGGCGCGGTGCCGCCGATCGCCGGCGTCGTCGGGCCGGGCAGCATGGGCTGCGTCGCCGCCGGTGCCGCACCCATCAGGCGGGCGTAGTCCGCGTGCTCCGGGCCGATCGCCGCGGCGATGACGTTGCGCCCCTCGTCACGCGGGTCGGTCTTGTCCTTCTCGACGCCGACACGGGCGAGGAACTCCATCCCGTTCAGGTCGCCGTAGCCGCGGATAGTGCGCGCGGCACGGGCGCGATCGGAGGCATCCTTAGAGGCGATGCCGCGGGCGCTCTCCAGGATGCCGCGGATTAGCGAGCGGCCGCGGTTCCCGTAGGCGTCGTCCGCCCCCTGCGCACCCTTCCCGCGCAGGCCGATGCGCGTGTAGATCCGGCGCTTGGTGTGCGGTCCCTCCAGGATCACCGCCTCGGTGTTGAGGTACTGCGCGTCGCTGGTGCGGCTCTGCGTGACCCAGCCCTCCGGGCCAACGCCACCGGGCCGGATGGTGAGGCGGACCTTCACCAGCGTGCCGGCGGGGATCACCTCGAAGGCGTTCTGCTGCGCCTCGGCGCCGTTGAAGTCGTGCGTGAAGCTGCCGGACATGGCTCAGCCCTCCTGCGGCGTCGAGTTGGTGGGGATCGCGGGCTCCGCCGCGGGCAGGGTGATCTGGAACTGCGCCGTCGGCGGCGTCGTCAGCGGCCGGCGGATCTTCTCCATCAGCCGGCCGAGATGCGGCTCCTCCAGGGTGGCGAGGCGACCGCTGCGATCCTTCGCCGGGTAGCCGAAGGCGTTCAGCGTGGTGCAGACGAAGGCGCGGATCGGCGCCTCCTTCTCGCGCGGAAGCTCGGCGAGGGTGATGACCTCATCGACGATGCCGGGCAGCTCGAGGCCGGTCTTGCTGCCCTCGACCTGCAGCGAGAAGTACGGGCGGTTGAAGTCGTCGAGCTGCTTGTTGAGCAGGCCGACCAGCCAGACATTCTTGTTCGGCGTGTGCTGCAGGTGGGTCAGCCAGCCGATCATCTCCTGGCCCAGCAGCCCGTAGGCGCCGCGCAGGTCGGGCTTGCCGCTGCGATCCGACACCGCCTGCGGCTGGCCCTTGCACCACTGCAGGCAGAGGCGCGAGGCGACGGTGATGCTGTCGACGAAGATGGTATCATACTTCGCCAGCTGCTCCGGGCTGCCGAAGGCGGCGCAGACGCGCTCATAGTGGGTCGTGTCGTAGGGCTGGTCGGGCCGCATGGCCGCGTTCGGGCCGCCGATCCAGCACGCCAGGTCGCGCGCCATCTCCCAGCTGCGCACGCGGACTTCATCGCCGGGCCAGCCCTGCACGGCGAGCTCCCCGGCCTCGAGGTTCACGAACAGCGTCCGGGCCGCATCCAACGTCCAGAGCTGCGACGTCTTGCCGATGCCCGAGATGCCAGTGAGCACGCCCTTGATGCCCCGCTGTTCGGCCATCCGCTCGTCGGCGGTGATGATGCGGAAGCCACCCGGCTGCGTCTGGTTGAAGGGCGTGCTCACTGGCCGCCCTCCTGGACCCGCATGGCGCTCTCGATCGCGAGGTGCGCACCCAGACCACCGGCGCGGCGGGTGCGATCATGCAGCTGGCGCAGCGCGTCGAGCCGCCTGAAGAGCGCGGTGCTCTCGGTGCTCAGCGACTGGATGGCGAAGGCGATGTCGTCGATCGTGGACTGGCCGATCGGCTTGCTGATCGCGTGGCCGTACTCGCCGACGGCATCGGTCTTGATGCAGTCCGGCAGCGACGCCATCCCGTAGGACTGACGCAGCTGGTCGAGCGGCGGTGGCTTGGGCTTGAACATGGAAGCGTGACTCCTTCGTCGTCGCGCTCCGGTTCCGTCGGTGAAGGTGCTGCCGGGCCCCGACGCGGCGGAGCTGACCGTCCTGGTATTTCCGCCTTGCGGCGGTGTTGCATTCCCAGGAGGACCCGGCAGCAAGGCCGGGTGCGATCAGGCGGCAGGGCGATGCTCGCCGGTGCTGCCGCTGATGGTGCGGATCTGCGCCGCCTCGAACGCCTCGATGTCCTCGAGGCGATAGGCGACGCGGCCGCCGATCTTCAGGAAGCGCGGCCCCTGGCCGAGCCAGCGCCAGCGCTCCAGCGTGCGCGGGCTGACATTCCAGCGGCGGGCCAGATCGGCCTGGTGCAGGTGCCTGACGGACATGGCGACTTCCCTCGAAGAACTGCGGGGAAGGTCGCGTCACGGCAGGGAGAAGAACGAGCCGGCAGTCGGGAGAAGAACAGGGAGAAAACGGCCTATAGGTCGAAGCCCCACAGGCCATTCACCGTGGTGATGTGGCGCTTGAGCACGGCCCATCTCTTGGCGCCGAACAGACGAGCGGGGCTGCCGAGGTCGGTGAGCTCGCGGATCGGCAGCCTCTCGCCGCGATAGTAGGCATCCACCAGCTTGCGGATGGCGGCGATGTGGGCGTCCGACGTGAAGGCGATCGGGGGTTGGGTGCCGATGCGCAGCTGCCGGCCATCGGACGACAGGACGAGAGGCCGGCCGTCCTGCTCAGCTGGCACGCCGCGCAGCCGGGCATCGAGGATATCGGGGCTGATGGCGAGGTTGTCCGGTGCGGCCAATACGTCGCGCAGCGCCACCACCGCGGCACCGGGAATCTCGATTTCAGCCACGCGGGAAGGCCGCGCGCTGGTGAGGATCACGCGCAGCCGATTGTGCGGCCGAGCGCGCGCGGCGCCGACAACCTGCTGCACCACCGCAGGGTTGACGAGGCGCCGGGCAAACCAGAGCGGCACGCGCGCGGGGCGCCGACCGAGGCGCACCTCGCCGATCTCCCAAAGCACCCCATCGATGAGGGGAAAGGCCGCCTGGTTGCTCGGGCGATCCAGTCGCGCGGCCAAGGCATCGAGCATGGCCGCGGCATCGACCCGATACCGAACCTGCCGCTCCGGAGGAACGGGCGCCAAGCCGACCGCGGGACTGAAGTAGGCGAATCCCCCATGCGCCTCGGACCAGATCAGTGAAACAGGCGTATCGTCGTGATCGGCCTGGGATGCGCTGACGTCCTCATGACCATGCGGCACGAGCAGGCCGGCCGCCGCCAGCACCGCCGCCGGCCGGGGCGAAAGCTCGGCGGCAGCGCCGGACAGGACCGGCTCCCTGAGCTCCAGCACCTGGAGCAGCAGGTCCACCGCCTCGGCGTCGAGCTGCGGCGGGCGATCAGACATCCCGCAGGAGGCCCCAGCGGCGGAGGTATTTCTCCCCGATGATGCGCTCCCGCTCGGTGCGGTCCTTGAGATCGCAGCCTTTGGGCATGGTGATGGTCACCGGCAGGGTGCGGCCGCCACGGGTCCCGGGCGCCGCGCGGAACTTGATGGTCAGCCGCACGGCGGTGATCGCGTAGCCTTCGATCCCCTGCTCCTGGCCGTTCAGGCGGTCCGCCGCCAGCTGCCAGATCGTGCTCTCGGCGCCGCGCATGCATTCGAGGGTGATGCGCTCGCGCTGCGTTTCGAGGGGCATCAGCCTCATCATCGTGATGCGCACCGAGTCGATGCCGTCGGCCATGTCGGTCGGGAAGTCGAACGTCTGCCGCAGCCGATCGAGGCGGAACTGGCGGATGGGGAGCCGCTCGCCCTGGAAGGCCGTGCCCAGGAGGTGCTCCGCAAACAGGCGGACCAGCGCCTCACGCGTTTCCCGCGCTGCCGCCACCACCTCGATCGCACCTGTCGCCGGCTCATAGGTCAGGGCCGCCTCGACCACCGGCCTGTGGGGGCGGCGGGAGAGCCGGCCATTGACGAACTCCAGCACGTCGCCCGCCCGGCCCTCGCGATAGACCGCGGCCTGCACGAGCGCTGCATCGGGCCCGTCCAGCATCGGCCGGGAGCGGTCGCAGATCTCGACCTCGACATTGGCACTGCCGAAGCGCTCCGCGACGGCCTGCCTGAAGCGGCCGATCGCAGCGGTGTCGCGCGCGACGGGGAGCGCACGCTGGCTCAGGAAGCCGTCCCACATCCGACCGAACCGCTTGTCGTCGGCGAAGCGCACCTCCTCGGCGTGACGGAAGGTGGTGGAGTCGTTCAGGAACACCCAGAGCGCGCGGGCATGCCCGTTTTCCATGGCGTCGAGGCGCGCATGATCGTCACAGACCGCGTAGAGGGCTGCCTGCCCGGGCTCGTCGGCCATGGCGCCGACCCGCTCGGCATCGTTCACGACGCGCAGGCGATCGGCATCGGCCATGTCGTCGACGGCACGCAGCAGGGGCGCGATGACGTCGTTGGCGGGTCCGTCCCAGGCGATATCCTGGGGCAACTCGGCGCCGATGGCGGTGAAGTAAGTGCGGAGGGACGCCGGCGGCGTCCTCCGGATGAAGTCGGGAACGGTGGGCACGGGGGAGGGCTTTCGATCAGGTCAGCACCGGACGATCCGGCGCTCCGCTAATCGGCGTATCAAAAGCGCATGATCGCAAGCAAGCGAAAAGATACGCTGATGCGCGTAGAAGCCCTGTCTCAGCCGAAGAGAGACGGCGGACCCGCCTGATTCGTGAGGAACCCGAGCTTCAGCAGGCGGACGCGCGCAGCATCCGCTGAGACCTGGAAGCCCTCCATGACCGCCTGCTGCATTTCCCGCGAATCGGGCGAATCGACGGGGATGGCCGTATGGAGCCCCCGGCTGGAGCAGAAGGCGGACAGGTGCCGCCGCAGGGCGGAGGCGGGCATCAGGAAGGCGCCGCTGGCATAGCCAGCCTGCCACTCCATCCAGTCCACCTCCTTGGCGCCCAACATGTTGTCCCGCTTGCACACCATCTTGGCTTCGGAGGGTCGGCGGGAGAACAAGGCGCCGGGTGCGAAGAGCTCGGCGAAGAGAAGCCGGTGAAAGTGGGCGTGGCCGAGCTCGTGCGAGAGCGTCGTCCGCAGGCGGTTTTCGCGCCGCTCGTCCGCCGCGATTCGCTCCGAGATGTAGATCTTGGGTGCGATGTCGGGGAAGAACTCGGTCATCCCCTCCACGTCGGCTCCTTCGGCAGAGAGGTCGGCGTACTGGTCCACGTCGGAGCAGAAGCTCTCGACAAGGATGGTGAGATCATTGGTGGTCAGGGGATACTCGACCTTGCCGTACTTCTCGCGGAGGAAGCGCCCGACGATCGCCTCGCATTCACGGTCGAGCTCCTGCTGGGTGTAGTGCGGACGCTTGGGGAAGCGACCAGAGCGATCCGGGACCCAGGCAACCATCAAGGCGGCTCCGCTATTTCGTCAGGGTTCTGCGGAAGGCCCGGAATGCCTCGGAAACCTTCGCAGGATCGCGCGCCTTGCGGCGCATCTCGTCGGGGATCTTGCCTGCCAGCACGAAGAGGTATCCCTCCTCGATCCCGAGCACCTTCTCGAACTGTCGGATCAGATGGTCAGAGGTCGGGCTGCGGCGGTCGTGCTCTATGTCGTTCAGGTACTGGGGAGAGATCGCGCCCGAATCGTCATCCTTCATGATGGCGGCGGCGAGGTCCTTCTGGCTGAGCCCCTTCGCCTTTCTGGCCGCCACGATCGCCTGCCCGAGGGAGGCCGTTCGCGTAGTCATGGCTCTTGCATTCTGAGTTGTCCGTTCCCATGCGGCTTCGCGGATTGCCGTAGTCATGCGCCCCCCTGGGGGTCAAGGGCAATTTCGCAGTGCGGCTGTTCGGCGGAGCGGATCAGGTTTCCCGATTCGTGCACGCCGGGCAGGTCTCGCAGCTCCCTGGCACCGGCATCCGCCACCGGCACGCTCTGCGCATCGCTTCCTTTGTTTTCGCGTGCGTTCGCCAAGCGATTGATTGCACTTCGATTTGCAGCGGTCTGGTCCGATGTTCGGTTCGAACCATGCTCTCGCCCCCACCGAACCCCCAACTGCCGCCCCACCTCCGCGAGGTCTGCGACCTGCTTGCCCGCGGCCTGCTGCGGCTGCGCAGCCGCGCTGGCGAGGAAGCCGCGCCTGATTCCGCGGACCGCGGAGAGCGGTTGCTACACTTCCCGGCCGCCCAGCGCCTGCATGCGAACCGGACCACCCGGAGAGACGCATGACGCGCACCACGAAGCCCAAGCCCACCCCCCGGCCGGCGTTCACCGCCCCCGCCATCCCGCCCGCCGACGTGCTCGGCCGACTCGCCGCCCTGAAGACCGCCGCCACGCCTGCGCTGAAGCAGCAGTGGCGGGAACTCTTCGGCGCCGAGCCGCCGCCCTACAATCGGCGCTTCCTGGAAAGCCGGCTCGCCTACAGGATTCAAGAGCTTGTCTATGGCGGCCTGAAGCCGGAGACGCTGGCCCGCCTCGAGGCGCTCGGCGAGCAGCTCGACGGCGGGAAGGTCACCGTCCGCCGCATGCGCGGCGACGACAAGCCGATCGCCGGCACGCAGCTGATCCGGGAATACCAGGGCGTCGAGCACGTGGTGACCGTCACGCGCGCCGGCTACGAGTACCAAGGCCAGCCCTACCAGTCCCTCTCCGCCATCGCCCGCGCCATCACGGGCACCCGCTGGAACGGGCGCGTGTTCTTCGGGCTGCGCCCGAGCCGGAGCGCAGTATGAAGCGTGACGCGAAGCCGGCCGGTGCGATGCCGGCGACCGTGCGGAAGCTCCGCTGCGCGGTCTATACTCGGAAGTCGAGCGAGGAAGGGCTCGACATGGAGTTCAACTCCCTCGACGCGCAGCGCGAGGCCTGTGAGGCGTTCATCGCGTCGCAGCGCGCCGAGGGATGGGTCCTCGTCCGGGAGCGCTACGACGACGGCGGCATCTCTGGCGGGACGTTGGAACGCCCCGCCTTGAAGCGCCTCGTCGCTGACATCCAGGAGGGGCTGGTGGATGTGGTGGTGGTCTACAAGATCGACCGCCTGAGCCGCTCCCTGGTCGATTTCACCAAGCTGGTCGAGGTGTTCGATGCGAACAACGTCACCTTTGTTTCTGTGACGCAGAGCTTCAATACCACCACCAGCATGGGGCGGCTGACACTGAACATCCTGCTCAGCTTCGCCCAGTTCGAGCGAGAGGTCATCGGCGAGCGGATCCGCGACAAGGTCGCGGCCTCGCGCAAGCGCGGCATGTGGATGGGTGGGTACGTGCCGCTCGGCTACGACGTGCGCGAGCGGAAGCTGGTGGTGAACGAGGCCGAGGCCGCGCTGGTGCGGAGGATCTTTCAGGGCTTCGTCGAGACGGAGTCCTGCACCAAGCTGGTGCAGGCCCTGCGAGCCGAGGGCGCCACCACGAAGCGGGGCCGCCCGCTGACGAAGAGTGACGTCTACCGCATCCTCAGCAACCGCGTGTACCTCGGCGAGGCGGTTCACAAGGGAACGGCCTATCCCGGCGAGCACGACGCCATCGTCACCCAGCAGCAGTGGGACGCGGTGCACGCCATCCTGCAGGTCAGCCCGCGCGTGCGGGTTAATCGGACGCGGAACACGACGGCGCCGCTGCTGCGCGGGCTGATCTTTGACAGCGACGGCCGCGCCATGTCGCCGAGCCACAGCCGCGGGCGGGGCGGGCAGATGTACCGCTACTATGTCAGCCAGGCGGTGCTGAAGGGCGGCGGGACCGAGCGGCCGGCGATCCCGCGGCTGCCAGCCGGGGAGATCGAGTCGGCGGTGGTCGCACAGGTCCGCGCACTGCTGCGGCAGCCGGAGATGGTGGTCGGCACCTGGCGGGCGGCCCGCGCGACGGCACCGGAGGTCACTGAGCAGGAGGTGCTGCTGGCGTTGGAGCGCATAGAGCCGCTCTGGGACGAGCTCTTCCCGGCCGAGCGGGCACGCATCGTGCGGCTGCTGGTGGATCGGGTCGACGTCCGGGCGGAGGGCGCCGCGGTGCGGCTGCGGCTCGACGGGCTCGGCAGTCTGGTGCGGGACCTCGCTGCCCGGGGAGCCGAGGCCGGGAGGGCGGCAGTATGAGCGACACCGCGCAGACCCTCATCGTGGTCATCCCGCTTCGGGTGAAGCCCCGGGGAGGGCGGAAGGCGATGGTCACACCCGGCGTACTGGCGCTGGAGCGCCGGCAGGACCTCACGCTCATCAAGGCTGTGGCGCGAGCCTTCCGGTGGCGGCGAATGCTGGAGACCGGGCGCTTCGCCACTATCAACGAGCTGGCCGCGGCAGAGAAGATCAACTCGTCCTATGTCTCGCGCGTGCTGCGGCTGACGCTGCTGGCGCCGGACATGGTCGAGGCGATCCTGGACGGGCGGCAGCCGGAGGGGATGACGCTGCCGCGGTTGCTGGTGCCTTTTCCGGCAACCTGGGGTGAACAAAGCGCATCCCGTGGCTAGCCGCCCATAGGCCGCGTGCAGCGATGGAATTTCTTCGTTATAATGAGTATCATGACGCAGACCATCGTGGTCCCGCGCGCCGATCCGCACGCGGGTTGCCCCTGGTCGCTATTAAGGTCGCCAGCGCAAGCAAAGGCGCCGCTTTGTGTTGGCAAGGGGGAATAGTGGCTTATGCTTGGACTGACGCTGCGGCCTGAATTCCGGGGAAAGCTACTCCAGGGCACACAGATTGATCTGACAAATACCAAGAAGACGGGCGCAACTCAGCTTCCCGCCGCTGATTTCCTTTCGATCACCTACCCCACGTCCGATCTTGTCGGCATGCTGCGCGCAGCGGGCCCGGGCCTCAGCCGCCCAATCGCGCTAATGGGTGAGCGTGGCCTCGGTAAGTCCCACCTCCTTGGAGCGCTCTACCACACCCTGACCGATGGCCCAGCAGCGGCAGCATGGCTGACGCATTGGGCCGGGGTACTCAATGATCCATCGTTAGCCACGATTCCGCTGCGCTCTGGCCTGGAGGTAGTGACCGCGAGCCTTCACCAGCAGCGCTTTCCGTTCCTATGGGATGTCCTCTTCGACCAGCATCCCGAGGGCAAGGTGTACAGGGGGATCTGGGAGCACGGCTCAGCCCACAAGACGCCAGTTCCTTCGATGGAGCTGCTGCTCAAGATGTTTGAGCAGAGGCCGACCGCCCTGATCCTGGATGAGTTCCAGACCTGGTTCGACGGCCTCGTCGATGCGCCGAACAAGCCCCACAAGACCTGGGCCTTCAACTTCATCCAAATTCTCTCAGAGATCGGGGACCAACGCCCGGATCTCTTCCTCCTGGTCGTCTCCATCCGCAACGGTACGACCGACGCATTCAAGCAGGTGCAGCGCATCAATCCCGTACTCCAGAACTTCAGCGGCGCGCACGCGAAGCGAGATCGGCGTCATCTGTTGCTGCATCGGCTGTTCGAGAACCGGCTACAGGTCGCCGACGCCGACATCGAAGCACTCACCGCGGTCCACGTGGCCGAATGCTTAAGGCTTGGGGAGGTGCCGGCCGCACAGCACGCCAGCGTCCGCCAGGATTTCACTGAAGCATGGCCGTTCTCGCCACAGCTGCTTCAGCTCCTGGAGGACCAAATCCTGGTCGCGACCTCTGCTCAGGAAAACCGCGACCTCATCAAGATTCTCGCCGGACTCTACAAGAGCCGAGGCAACGCATCACCGGTCCTGACTGCCGCGGACTTCTACATTGATGACGAGGATAGCGGGATCGGACCGCTCCTGGACTCGGTCAACAATCCGGAGCACCGCGCCCTGCGCGACAAGGCGCGTCGAAACCGGGAGGCGGTAGCCGAGGCGGTCGACAATGCGGCGAAGGATGTGCCCCACCTCGAGGACGTCATTGCGTCGCTCTGGCTACGCTCGATCGCTGTTGAGAAGACGGTTGGGGCTACGCGAGCGCAGCTTCAGATGGACTGCACGCGCAGTGTGGCCCTCGATGCAAATGCTTTTCCGGCTGAACTCGACACCATCCTCGACAATAGCTTCAACCTACACGAGGTGGCTGATCGACTGATCTTCCGCGAAGAGGAAAACGCTGAGGCAAAGCTCAAGGCGGCGGCTCGCAACGCGAAGCTGTTCGCGAGCGGTGCCGACATCGCGCATCTCGCGCTGGAGATTCGCTATGTGATCTACGGCGATCCCGGCGTGACTCTGCCGTTCCGAGTCATCCCCCTGCCGAAGGCTTGGCTGACGGACCCTTGGTCCGGCCTGGCAGAAGAAGACCAGCCGGCGATGTGGAGCAACCGCATCCCGATTCTTGTCTTGCCGGAGACACCTGATCGCCTCAGCGAGCGCCTCGCGCAGTGGCTCAAGGATCACCTGCCGCAGAGGCGGAACACTCCGCGCTTCCTGCTGCCGCGGACGCAGACTGCAGACGGCAAGCCGGCACAGCCCGTCTTCGACGATCCGACACTGCTGTTCTATGCACGAGCCGTCGTCAAAGCGACGGAATGGCAGGGCGCCGAGTATGCGAAGCTCAAGACGAAGTACCAGAAGCTCCTCCGTGACGCGCTGAAGGACCGATACGACCGCTTTGCCATCCTCGCAGCCTGGGACAACCAGACGCCCGCAAAGTCTCGCTTCACCGAGGAGAAGCTCAAGGTTCGCGGCAGCGAGATCCCGAATGCGATGGACACCACCATCGCCAACGATCTCTTCGAGCCAGAAGCCTTTGCGGATTACGCGGTGGAAGCCGCCAAGAGCGCGGCGTCGGTCAGGAAGGTGCTCGACGAGCTCCGCGAGCCGCGCCCCGCGCCCGCCGACACCATTCCATGGCTCGGCGACGTCGCGATGAAGGAGAAGCTGATCTCCGTTTGCGCGCAGGGCAAGATCACCATCGACGTCCAGGGCCGCGAGCGACTGGAACGTCGCCCGGGCGAGGACATCAAAGACGCCTTCACGCGCCTCCGCGGCAAGCTTCCTGATGGAAAGCAGCTTGAGGAGGTGATCCTCAGTTTGCCTGGCGTCGGTGTAGCCGCGCACGGGCCCGCCCCACAGACAGGTGCCACGAACGCAGGCGCGCCCACACCCGGTGCGCCTATCCCACCGGGAGTGACGCCCGGCGTCACAGGCGCCTCTTTAGGCTCGTCGCCATCATCCTCTGGCGGCTTTCCGGGCGCCCCACCGACCACGCCGCCGGCGGGCGGAAGCGCGGGCACGCCCGGTTTCGGCGAGGGGCCTGCTGGTGGCCTCTTCGGCGGCGGAGCCGGCATCTTTGGCGGGAGCGGAAACGCACCGCCCAAGCGGACGCGCCTCCAGTCTCCCAAGCCGAATTCAGGATTGAACCTCGCCGGTCAGCTGGAAATGTGGGAGATCGGCGCAGCGACACCGCTTCAATCCGTGACGATCACGATTGATTCGGCCACCGGGGCGCAGATCAAGAAGCTGCTGGAGAAGCTGCCTGACGGGCTGATTTACGGGTTGTCGCTCGATCGCGAGGATCCGCCCACGTGA